CCCCGCCGATGGGATCCATAGAACAAACCCCGAACGACCTTGAAAAAGAGCTCCGCAAACAGATCGAGCGCCATGTCCGCCACTATTCACACCTGGGGCGGTACCATGACGGCCAGGTCAACACCGAGATCATGGACTTTTGGGGCAAACCCCGGGGGAACATGACGATCCCAGAGCTGCAGGCGGTTTTAAAATACGTCAAGGACACCTACCGAATTGATCAGGTCCGCGGAACGGGGCGGCGGGTGCCGACCAAAGCGAGGCCATGGCCATGAAGATAACGGCGACCGACATATCGAACCTTCTAACCCGCAAATACGCTGAAAAATTTGTCTGCGTACCGGAATGTAAGGTTGGCAGCGCGTGGATGATGCGCACTTGTCCCGTTATAGACCTATGGTGCATGGCAAAATCTTGGACAAACGCCCGGACGCTCGGCTTTGAAATCAAGATCAGCCGAAATGATTTTTTAAGAGATCACAAGTGGCCTGACTATCTCAAGTATTGTACCGAGTTTTATTTTGTTGCCCCGCCCGGAATCATAGATCCTTCAGAGGTACCCGAACAAGCCGGCCTGTTGATCAGCTCTAAGAACGCCAAGATGCTTTATACCAAGAAGAAGGCCCCTGTGCGGGACGTTGATATTCCCGACTCGATTTACAGATACATTCTAATGTGGCGAGCTCGGATTCTGATAGAAAACCGATATGAACCTGACAAGACGCAGTACTGGAAAAATTGGCTGGCAACGAAAGATGAAAAAAAAGAGCTCGGGTATAATGTTTCACGCAGAATCCGTGACCTTATATCAGACAGGATCCTCTCGGTAGAAGCTGAAAACAAAAGGCTTATATCTGAAAATGAAAGGCTCCAACACATTCAAAGAATCCTCTCTTCGCTTGGGATAGACCGGCCAATACCCGCGTACAGCGCAGAACGGCAAATCAAAGAAACATTGGACGAAATTAACACAGGGATATCGGAAAACTTCTTGAATTTGATCAAGACGAGTGCCCGGCAACTGTTCAGGGCTTCTGAAATAATCGAAAAAAAGGTGTGCCTGCAGCCTCCTTTCAGCGGCGAATCCGGCCCGTCGCGGTCTACCAAGTCCCGCTCGGAAAGTTGCAGGCCCGGGGATGATCCAGGGCTCCCCAAATCATAGGTAAACATGGCGTTTCATGTTCGGAAAGCGGGGCAAGGCCGGAATCTTAAAATAAGGAGGAAATAAAATGCCTGAAAAACTAATCGAATGCCCCAGGGATCCGAAGTCTAAATACTTTAAATGGGCATGTGAATCCTTCCGGGATGGAAGTTTAGGCTTCCGGCCCTGGTGTAAATCGTGTCCGAAATTTAAAGGGGGAGACAATGCTAAATAAAAGCAAGGGAAATATGTATCCGTTCGTCACGCACACCTGGAACACCGTCAAAGGGAAATGCCCCCACGGATGCACCTATTGTTACATGAAACGATTCGGGGAACAAAAGCCCGTCCGGTTTGATGCCGATGAATTAAAAACGGACCTGGGCGAGGGTAATTTTATATTCGTTGGGTCGTCGTGCGATATGTTTGCAGATGGAATTAATCCTGAATGGGCAACGGCGGTGATTGACCATTGTAATCGATTCGACAATGAATATTTGTTTCAGACCAAAAACCCCAAGAGGTTCTATGGCCACCTCGTTGACATGAAGGAATGCTTGCCTGCAGTGAGCGTCACAGGAACAACCATTGAAACCAATCGCGTGTACCCGGAGATGGGAAAGGCTCCGCATCCAAACGAGCGATCGGAATACATGGAAAAGCTCTCTCTATCCCACACAGCAATGGTTACAATCGAGCCCATAATGGATTTTGACACCGAAGAGTTGGCGAAGCTGGTTTTGAGATGCCGTCCAAAATGGGTAAATATCGGAGCGGACAGCCAGGGGCACAACCTACCGGAACCGCCAAAAGAGAAGGTTCTCGAGCTGATTGAAAGGCTGAAAGAATTCACCGAGGTCAAGGTGAAGGATAATCTGAAAAGGATATTAAAATGAATGACGCAATAGCTTTACGATTACAGCCAGGGTCTACAGTCTACAGCATTCAGTATGGACCTATGACGGTTGAAGAAGTGAAACTTGCATGTATTGGCGAGGTTTTTGGAATTATTGTAAATGCTGCCACCGAGGCGGGCAAGAAGTTGCTGAAATATGATTCGGGGGCTGATTTCAATAGGGCACTATTTGATGTCCACGAATTGCATGAAGTACCGACATTTTCGGCATGGTGGAGGGATGTGGTGGAACTCGCTAAAGATAGGTTTGATATTGATGATCGGATGAGGCCTACGATGGATTACTGGCTGTGTTTTCTCCATCGGTTTTTTCCTGAAGACGCTATCAGGCACATTGAGGGATTTGAGGATGAGCACGATGAATAAAGACACTAAGTGGTATCTCACCGAACTGCGGGGCGAAGAGTGTTTCTGCGGCCGCAAAAAGAAATCAGGCTATTCGTTTTGCTTCCGGTGTTACAAGTCCCTGCCCCGTCACATGCAACAGGATCTTTATTGCGTAGTTGGCGACGGATACGAAGAGGCCTATGACGCGGCTGTGGAGTGGTTGACATGATCTGGCAACCGAAACTCGGCCAGCGCGTGAAGGTCCATTATCGGAAGTCGGCCAAGGACCAGATGCCACTCCATAATAAAAACGTGGATGTGGTTGCCGTTAGTAAGGGGCCTGGACCTCGAAATGTATTGGTCCGCCTTTATATAAAAACCAATCCCTCTTTTTCGCCGTTTACGAGTCTTCGTGCGATTCGGGTAATAGTCCCGCGAGGGAATCTGGTGGCGATATGAAAAACGCGCTGTTTCACGGTTTTAAAACAACCCGCTTATTAAACACCTTTAAAGAGTTGTCGGGACCTGAAGGATTTAAAGGTTGGGCCAGTTGCGACCCTAAAGATTTACTGCTGATAAGTTCCGCAATAGAGTTTAATACCGGGATTGAGCCGAAGGTGGCCGCGAACGTGGCGACAATGAAGTGCGTTGTTTTTGTTGGAGAATTTGAGGACCTTTTTCCTAATGGGATTGAATGAAAGGACTAATTAATGGAAATAGCGCATCAATGCGAGTTCTGCGGAAAGCCGGCCACGGTTTATGATCCCAGGCGGAAGATCTACCTGTGTAAAAAATGCGACAGGGAGGCGATGCTGGTCCGGATCCCCAGGGCGCCGGCCGAATCGCCGGTTTCGGCGAGGGGCCCTGGGGTGAAATAAAGGAGGAGACTATGGAAAAGACGCTGGAAGAGATCAGGGATGAGGTCGACAATCTACTATTCAAATATTGGGAAGCGCTGTCCGAGCCCAAAAAGGATTATGTCCAATGGTGGTATGGCGACGGTGGCATAAAGGACGCTTTGGATAATTTTCATCCGGATCCGGTACCGGTAAAAACGCCGGCGGTCAAAGTGGAATTCTGCGGAGAAACAATCAATCTGGGATGAAGAACAAGGTGATCGGGTGCCAGGATCGGGCGACATAACATACAAGGAATTCAGATCTGCGCTTAAAAGAGATCGGAGGTTGGGCCTTCAGGTTTTGTCCCAAATTGGCCGATATACACCTTTTGTATTTAAAGGGGAAAGGCCGGGGGACATAATGCTTGTCGCTGGCTACAAGGTGATTCAAGACCTGTCAAAAGATTTAAACCCAAGGAGGACAACCGAGTACAAGGCGTGGCGAGCGGCGGTGCTGGCAAGGGATGAATATGAGTGTGTACGCTGCGGGAATACGGAAGACCTTCACGCCCACCATATAGAGCCAATTTCAGAAAATTTATTAAAGGCGTTGGATATCGATAATGGAGAAACCCTTTGCGAAGATTGCCACCGGAGGGAGCACTCAAATTGAAGTGGTTTAAGCATATTTCAGACAGCCTCGACGATCCTTTTATATTTGATTTGATCGATCGATTTGGTGGCGATGGTTATATGGTTTTTTTTGGAACTTTAGAGATAATGTCACGCGAATTTGACATAAAAGCGCCCGGAACTTGCACGGTTTCTACCCGTTTTTTGACCAAAAAGTTTCAACTTTCTCGTCAAAAAACGGTCAAGATCCTAAATTTTTGTGAAAAAAAGGGGCGTGTTTTTGCAGATTTTAACGGACAGAATGTAACGCTTAACTGTCCTAAATTAAAAGATATGTGTGACGAATGGACAAAAAAGAAACTCCGGAGTGACTCCGGAGTTGGTCCGGATTCACTCCGCCCGCCTCGCGAAGAAGAAGAAGTAGAAGGAGATAAAGAAGAAGATAAACCCCCCAAGGTCCCCCCATGCCCGCATAAAAAAATCATCGAACTTTATCACGAAATCTTACCCGAGCTCCCCAGGGTCCAGGTCTGGGATCCTGCCTCTGAAAAACATCTTAAAAATCGTTGGCAGGAAGATCCAAAAAGACAATCTCTGGAAGCCTGGAAAAACTTTTTCAAATACGTCAAAAAATCAGACTTCATGATGGGAAAGGTTAAGAATTGGAAAGCGGACCTGATGTGGATCGTCAAGCCGACAAACTTTGCCAAGATTCTAAATGGGACAATGCACAAATATCAATCAAAGGAAAAGAGCCTCGAAGAGCGTAACCGGGAAGTGCTGGAGGACTGGACAGATGAAACCGAATGATAAAAAGAAATTTGCCGCAGCGCTCGGAACGTTATCCGTTGTTTTTAAAGAGGAAATCACACCCGCGCTGATCAAAATATACTTCACGGCGCTGAAGGGCTTTGACATCTTTCAGGTTCAAGACGCGATATCAAAGGCGATTGTATCGTGCCGCTTTTTCCCGAAGCCCGTTGAATTAATTGAGTTTATCAAGGGAAACCAAGGGCAGATCGAGAGCCAGGGGCTCAAGATAGCGCACCAGATCGTTGCCCATATAAAGGCGCATGGCTCAAGAGAGCGGCCGAACCTCACGGCCAATCCGATAGCGAATGAGCTTATGTCGACACGCTGGCCATATTATTCCTGGGCGGCCCAGGTGACGGAAGATGAGCTCAAGTGGTGGGTCAAGGAATTCACCGAGGCGTACAGCGCGTACAGCTCGGTCGAAGCGGTCAAGGCGATCGAGGGATCGCCGGAGGTCAAGAAACTGACTGAGGGAATGTTTGAAAGGATTTGAAAAATGGCGACTATGATGCCCGATGAGATTTTTAAAGATGAATTGCTCAAGGCGCTCAATATTTCCATACAGAAAGTTGCTGAGCGTGAAATTGAAAAATCATTAAAAACGATCGAAGCGGAAATCAAAGAGAAGGTGGCGGCCATTGCTATTCGCGTCGCTAAATTTGCAGAGGTTGAGATGGCGAGAGATCGGATCATTATTAAGGTCGATATGAAGGAATTGAGTTTGTAACCTTGAGAGGTTTCCAGAAAAGGTTTCCACTTGAGGTTTCCAATTAGGTTTCCAATAGGTTTCCAAAAGCAACACAAAAAGGGAGCGAGGATATGAAGCTGATCATTCCAGGTAAACCGATCGCAAAAGCACGGCCGCGGTTCTATCGGCGGGGGAAAGGTGTGGGAACTTACAACGACCAGGAGACGGAAGAGGGCCGCTTTCTCTTCGAGGTTTACAGACAAGTTGATGGAAACAGGCCGTTAAGCGGGCCTATTCGCGCCAGATTTAAATTCTTTTTCCCCAGGCCGAAGTCACACTTCGGAACCGGGCGGAATGCCGGTATGTTGAAGCCCTCAGCCCCTAAACATCATATCATCAAACCGGATTGGGATAATTTAGATAAATTCGCAGCCGATTGCCTTAAAGGGATCGCGTGGATCGATGATTGCCAGGTGGTCGATTCACATACGACAAAATATTATATCTGTCCATTAATCGAGGATCCGCGGACGGAGATTGATATCGAGGAGGTTGTTTAGCTGGAAGTATTGGAAATAATATCAACGTAGTAGGCAAAAAGGAGATTGGAATGTCTTTAGAAACGCGAATTCGTTTATTTGGTAATGATTACGTCCTGGTTGGCGATCTTGAAACCGGTGGGGCTATTTCAACGGTAGAACAGCTTGAAAATTTCGAATGCAGTTTTGCCCACCTTAAGTCCAATGGAGACATAATGCGGTTTCAAACTAAAATCGGGACGCGAGATGATATCGAGCTGGTCGGCGAAGATGTGGAGATCAAGATTAAGGCAGATGCAGAGAAGGTATTAGAATCAATGTTTGACCCGCTGGAATGGATGCGGACCGAAAGAGAAAAAGATGTTCCAAAAGGATCATGCTGAAATGCCTGAATACGACATAACCTACACCCATTTCCGCGACATGGCCGGCCGGCTGCTTTGGATTGAGCCCCTGGACCAGGAATATCGTTTATATCGCCCTGGGGAGACGGATAAGCGGCATGCCGGCGTTGTTTATCGGATAGAGCGAGTGGCGATAGTCGACAACACGCAGCACGTGAACGTTTCGGTTGTCGAGGAGGATATTATTATCACGGAACCGCATTTGTAGAAGGGAGGTGATGCCTTGTGGTGAATGTTAGCTATTGCGGAGGTTGTGGACAACCTTTTGATAATTGTCGATGTTCAATTACAGGGTTATGACCGGGGGACGCATCCGGTGAAAAAACACGCAAGGAGGAATGATTTGACAGATAGCGAAATATTGGCAATTGCCGAAAAGAACGGCGTTTGGGTTTATTCAAGGGCGCTGAAGATTGTCGATATCGGGAATGGGAAGTCTCGAATCGAACGAGATGGCTCTCTAACACCCGCAGGGGGAAACATATTAAAGTTCGCAAGAGAATTGTTAAAGGCAAGCAAAAAACCATAAACCCTCAACAGAAAGGAAAATGTTATGGAAGACAAAGATCCGAGGACAGAAGGTTGGCAGGAAGAAGGTGGACCAGAGGAGGAGGTCTTCAGTCAAACGGTAGAAGATCGGCAGGAAAGAGGACCGCGCGAGGTCTTCAGCGGCGATCTGTACGTCGGTACCAAGTTGATCCGGGCGCAACCTATGGACGCAATGGAATTTCAGATCCAGCACGGCGATCGCGGTCTGGCCGATTTCGAAAACCAGCCCGGGTACGAGGTCACATACGCCGGCGAGCAGCCGAGCGATCCCGTTTATGTCTCGTGGAGCCCAAAGGCTGTTTTTGAGAACGCTTACCGGAAAGTTACTGAGGCCGAGCGGAAACTGTTTTAAACGATTTGGCAAGCGGCGTTAAATAAAAGACCTTCAGCGCCGGCAGGGGGCTCTGCTTGCCAAAAGCTCGAGACCGCATCGCCAAAAACGGCGGCGGTGGCCATCATCGCCGTGACCGGTGGTGCGGTCCGCCAGAAAGGAACGTCATGTACGGTTTAGAGAAATTGACCATATTTGTTGACGCGATCGTCGGCCCAGGCGCTTTTGATGGAATGTTAAAAAACGCTGTAGAGGATTTACTCCTTGAAGACGTCGAGAGGAGTCTTGCCGAGCGGAAAGAATATATCAAAAGCATCGCTCCACCCATGGCCAGGTTCGATCTGTGCCGCGGCCGGGGATTCGGTGTGATCGTCAAGACGACGGGCGCCGGCGTCAAGGTCCGGATGAAAAACGGCCAGACGTCTTTCCGGAAATTCAAACGGGATAATGTCGCTGTTTATCCGGCCGGCGTGATTTTTAAGAATTGAGGAGGGGCAACGATGGACTTATTAGACACAAAAACACCGCATTACCGATATTTTAACGATCCAGAATTTCGCGCCCTGGTTGATGTGATGGTGTCCCACATTGAACGGACAGATTTTACGCCAACCGAAATGCGTGAGGCAGCAATGCTGGCCTCTATCATATATGCCCAGATGCACATCAAAGTGTACCCGATCCCGGTAGAAGCCGAAAAGGCTATGGCCACAATTGAAGCCAACATGACGCGGGTGATAAATTGGGCTGAAAGCGATAATTCCAACAGCGAGGATTCGAATGTATGATATGCCCAGAATGCAGCGAAAAACTATCTGTGTCCAAATCTCGATATCAACCGGATCCGGACGTTCATTACGTGGAGCGAGCATATATCTGCAAAACTCCGGGTTGCCACTATTCGCTCAAAGTATCAGAAATGCCCACCGATATAGCCCGAGATGAGATCATAAAATTATATCGGTTGTTGGTGGATCCTGGCGAAATCACAACAAAATAGTGCATATCATAACATTCCCCAACCTGTGATCGTTCATCCTGTGGCCACCCTCGAAGCCGTTTTTCCGTAATATTTCCAAAATCTCCTAAAATCCGACCTTTTTCCGGTATACACGTATACCGGAATCATCTTCTTGACCGATTTAAGCCCTTCTGGCCTGCTATTGCCTGATCGTACCACACGATTTTTTTCATCTTCCTCCATACGTCATGCCCAGGCCCGGCAACCTGGGCATGACCTTCCGCGCAAAGGAGCGTTATGGCTGGCAAGAAGAACGGCAACGGAAACGGGAATTACAACAACGGGAACAACGGCACCGATTGGGAGGCGATCGAGCGGGAGTATCGCGCCGGCCTGCTTTCTGTCCGTGAAATAGCCCGCCAGTGCCACGTATCTCATACCGCAATATCTAAAAAGGCCAAAGCAAACGGTTGGCTTCGAGACCTTGGCCACAAGATTCAAAAAGCGGTTGCCGGCAAAGTAATCAAAAAGACACTCCCCGAAGAATCCGCCAAGAAAGAATCAGAGATTATTGAGGCTGCGGCCGAACGCGGTGCCAATATAATCGTAGCTCACCAGGAAAGTATAAAGAAGAGCCAGGCTTTGGTGGCCTTGTTCCAGGATCAGCTCCTTGAAGCCGCAAAGCAGCGCGAAGAGCTTGAAGACGCCATATATGATGAAACAGCGAAGAGCGGTAAGGATGGTAAGCCCGATTACAAGCGCCGGAATGCCATGCTCAAAGCCGTGTCGCTGCCATCTCACGCCGCTATCCTGAAAAATCTGGCAGCATCTCAAAAGGACCTGATTCAACTTGAACGCCAGGCATACGATCTTGACGACCGTCCGCCAGAGGGCGAGGAGATCCCGGTGATCCCGATCGAGTTTGTCGATCCGCCGGCGCGGGAGGATGATGATGGAAACACCTAAATTCCCCCGCAAATTAGAATTCCTATTCCGGCCGGCCCGGTACAAGGTCGCTTATGGCGGACGCGGCGGCGCAAAGTCCTGGGGATTTGCCAGAGCGTTGTTATTGTTGGGAATTCATAAAAAGCTGCGCATCCTCTGCACCAGGGAAGTCCAAAAATCAATCCGCGATTCAGTCCATAAGCTCTTGGACGATCAAATCCAGATGTTGGGCCTCGGTCACAAATACCAGGTCCTTGACCAGGAGATCCGGGGCACAAACGGCACCGAGATTATCTTTGCGGGGCTTTCAGCTCTTACCGTGGAATCGATCAAATCCTATGAGGGATGTGATATTGTCTGGGTCGAAGAGGGCCAGACAATATCAAATCGCTCCTGGAAGATTCTGATACCGACCATCCGGAAAGACGATAGGGATAAATACACACCGGTTTTAGAAGCCTCCGAGATCTGGATATCCTTCAACCCGGAGCTTGAAACCGATCCGACCTTCGAGCGGTTTGTCCTAAATCCGCCTCCAGGCGCCATCGTCGTAAAGATGAATTGGCGCGACAATCCCTGGTTTAACGAAGTCCTCGAAGCTGAACGCCTCCACTGCAAGGCCACCGAGCCCAAAGATTATCCGAACATCTGGGAGGGCGAATGCAAGCCGGCCGTCGAGGGCGCGATCTATTACGATGAAATGACGGCCATGAGGCTGACCGGGCGGATCCGGAACGTGCCCTATGATTCGATGCTGAAAGCGCATGTCGTCGTTGACCTGGGCTTTAACGATCAGGTTTCCGTCAGTATCGTTCAAAAGCAAGCCTCTGAAATCCGGATAATCAATTACATCGAGGAAAACCACCGGGCCTTGGATGGCATTTCGGCGGACTTGAAAGAATTGAAATACAATTGGGGCAAGGTCTGGTTGCCGTATGCCGATGGGTTCAGCCTGGGCAGTTCCGGCCAGAAGAGCGCGGATATGATTATGAAAGCGCAATCCTGGGATGTTGCCGAGAAGGTCGACGTTGCGAATGTGGGCGTTGAGGCCGGGATCCGCGAGGTCCGATTGGCGTTCCCCAGGATCTATATCGACCAAACCAATTGCGATCGCCTCCTGGAGTGTCTCAGGCGATACCGGCGAAACATCAACGCGAGAACCCTTGAGGCCGGCGCTCCGTGCCACGACGAATTCTGCCATGGAGCTGATAACGTCAGATACATCGTTACCAATATCGACCAAATGACCAACGAAACCGACGCAAAGCCGATGCCGATCGTTCCGAGCTACGGCGTTTTAGATGAGGCGGTGGGGTACTGATATGAAAGAAACCGTTTATTACCTTTCGCGCATGGAAGTGTTCTGCAAGCTGCAGGCCTGGGACCTGTTTAAAACGATCGTGCTTGTTCTGTGCCAGTTGGTAATGGCCGTGTCCGGGCTTTTTACCTGCGCGGTCGGCCTATTGTTCTGTTCGAAGGTCGCGGATCACATGCCGAAGCTGTTCTGGCCATGGGATAACGACGTAAATACGATAAATGGAGATCCCGGCTGGTGGCTTATTTGCAGCAAAAGCCGATTTCTTGGATACGCCACATCATATAGGAGTCGATTTGTGTGGTGCGCCCTGCGGAATCCTTGCCGGAATTACAGCATGTGGGTCGGGGTGCGGCCGGCTGCGGTTAAATTTATCTGGATCAACAAACAATACGACGAGGCGAAACAGCAATGCAATTCGTTGCTTGTGATCGCCGAGTCCGTGAGCGGAAAGCGGTATGTAATGTGGATGCCGTCCTGGAAGCTGTTCGGGAAATGGCGGTTTCTGGGAAAGTTCGGGTTTAAGCTGTGGGACATCGTTCCGCTCGCCCGGATCGGCGAGGCCGAGAAGCGGCAATTTGTATTTTATCCCCAAATCAAGAGAGGGGTTGTTTGTTAAATGGCACTGTTTAGGCGTAAGCGAAAAGACGATTTGCCTACCGAACGGGAAAAGGATCTCCGGAAGGAGCTTTACGAAGAAGACGAGTTCACGGAACCCAGGGATCCGAAGGTGGTCGAGCCGTATGAAGACCTCGACGAAAAGACCGCAAAGAAAAAAGAGGCTGAGACCGCTGAACAGAAAAAGTTCCTTGTGGCCATCGAGCGGCTGTCCGCAAACCTGATCAAAAAGCGCGAGCGGGCCGTGTCCGCGAGGGCCGCGTGTGGCATTGAACGGATTTGGCGAGAGGATGAGCTCGCGTTCGAGGGGTTTGACGAGGCCAGCTTGGAAGTGCGCATGATCGACTACGCTTCCGGCGCTGCGCCCGTTAAATCACATGACAGGGGCGCCAAGAAGGGGCCGAAGCGCTCCCGGGTGATCGTCAACATCACCAGGCCGAAGTGCGAGACGGCCGAAGGGCGGTTTTCCGATATCCAGTTGCCCACCGATGGAAAGAATTGGGGCCTAAAGACAACTCCTGTGCCCGAGCTGGTTGAGAGCCTGGAGAATAACAACCCTGCGGTCCACGAAGACTCTGGAAGACCGGCGATCTATAAGAACCCGGATGGCAGCGTTGTTTTTGAAGACGGGATGCAGGAGGGCGCCACCGAGGCCACGGTGGCAGATGTCGCCATGTCGGAAAAAAAAGAAGCCGAAAAGAAAATGTCTGGCATGGAACGCGAGATCGATGATCAGCTCACCGAAAGCTCCTACAATTCGGAGTGTCGAAAAGCGATCCGCAACTCCGTGCGCCTGGGCACCGGAATAATGAAAGGCCCGGTCGTATTCAAGGACCTTAAAAAGAACTGGAAGAAAGTCACCAGCGAGGACGGCCAGACAACGGTTCGCGTCCTGCAGATGATCGAGGATATTAAACCGACTTCTAAAAGTTGCGATCCCTGGGACGTGTTCCCGGATCCGGAATGCCGGGAAGATATCAAAAAGGCTGCGTATATCTGGGAGCGTGAAACCATCCTACCGCGGGAGCTGCGCCAGTATATAGGCGTCGAGGGATATCTGGACAGCGAGATTAAAAAGGTTCTCCTGGAAGAGCCCACCCGCCTCCAGGTGGCCGAAGACAAAGACAATCATTACCTGATCCGTTATCCCAAGGCGGCCCAGGGGAGCCATTACGAAAAATGGGAATACAACGGCGACCTGGACAAAGAGGACCTCGAAGCCCTGGGCTGCGATTGTTCCTCGGTCCACACCCAAAGCGTATCCGCCTGTGTGATCATGGTCAACGATCGCCCGATAAAGGCCATGCTGAACCCGATGGACACCGGCGAGATGATATATGACTTCTTCCAATGGACCACCCGGGCCGGCATGCCCTGGGGAATGGGCGTTGCCCGGGAAATGACCTGGCAGCAGCGAATCATTATAGCTGCGTGGCGGGCCATGATGGACAATGCCGGCGATTCGGCCGGCGCCAACATCGTTATTGGCGATGGCATTGAACCGATGGATCAGCAATGGGAAATCGGCGGTAAAAAGCTATGGAAATGGGTTGGCAAGGGGGATATGCCAGACATATCCAAGGCGTTCGCTCAATTCCAGATCGAAAACAATCAAAAAGAGCTGCAGGCCATTATCGAGCTGGCGCTGCGGTTTATCGATATCGAATCCAACATGCCGATGCTTTTCACCGGCGAAAAGGGCGAGCTGCCCGAAACGTTGGGCGCGACCAACATCCTGGTTGACTCCAACAACGTCGCGCTGAGATCTCGCGTTAAACTATGGGATGATGCCGTCACCAGGCCGCATCTGACCCGATATTACGATTGGAACATGCAATACGGTGAAGATGATTCGATTAAGGGCGATTACAAGGTCGATGCGCTCGGAACGTCCGTATTGTTGGAAAAGGACCAGCAGGCCCAGAACATCGAGGAGATCATGGGGATCCGGGGCGATGCCGAGCTGGCCGCGATGGTCGATTGGCAAAAAACGGTCAAACAATTCTTTAAAGCGCGAAACCTTGACGTCTTGCTGCCCGACGACAAAATCCAAGAGAACCTCAACAAGCTGAGAGAGCAGCCGCCACCGACGGATCCGGCGTTGGAGGCAGCCAAGATCCGGGCCGATGCCGAGTTGGGAAAAGAGCAGATGCGAGCGGAGCAGGCCCAGGTCGACCGAGAACACGAGCTGCAAATAAAGGTGCTCGATCGTGAAATCAAGATGATGGAGCTTTCTGCGACGAGCGGCATAGCCCTGGACAAGATCAAGGCCGATCTGACCGTTGTGGCGCAAAAGCTGAAGACGCAAGTCGCTTTGGCTAAAGATAAGGACACGAAGCCCGCCGAACAGGTTGCGGAGCCGATCGCGGAGCCGGCCGGCCGGGCGCCAGATGGGGAGGCGTTTCAGAAATGATCGATCTTAAACTTTCAGAAAAACAAAAGAAGTCACAAGAGAGGCCTACGAGTATTGAACCCGCGGACTATCCCTGGGGTACACGTCTGAGGTTTGAAACCGATCAGATCAAGAAGCTCGGCCTTGAAGGCATGAGGGGCGGCGAAATGGTTTCTATTAACGCCGTTGCAAAGATCTTAGAAATCCGCATTCGTGACACCGGCAAAGACGATAAAATAGAATCAATGGAGATCCAGGTCCAAAAAGCAGAAATTTTGCCGATGGATGATGCAAAAAAGAAGATGCGTAAGGCCGTAGCTAAAGAAGTTTGGAATGATTGATTATGGCAATGCACCGATACAACACGGTCCCACCGCGCAACAAGTCGGTAAACTCGGGGCCGCCTAAGAAGAGGAAGAAGCCCAAAAAGGGCTCGAAAAAGAAATAAAACCGTATGGCGCCGCTCGTCAGAGACGGCGATGTGAGATCTCACATAATCCGAGCCGGCACAAGCCGCCTCATAACCATTCCGCCAGAAATGCCGGGAGGGAGGAAGTCAGATGAAATTCGAAATCGGAAAATTCTACGCACACGAAGCCGGCCGCCAGATCGCCATCCTGGGGGAAGTCACAAGTTACCGTTGGGGCAAAATGTTTGTGATCGAAGAGGCCGACAAGAGCGGCCACTCGATAAGCTGTGCGGAAGTTCCGAAGGACTTCTTAAATGCTAATGATGCCGAATGGGTCGAAATCGGCAAAGACGAATGGATGATGAACTTTGAAAACGCCTCCTGCCATGAGTGCGGCGGGAGATTTAGAAACATCGGAAAGGTCGTGCCAACCGAAAACGGGCTTTTGCATGAAACCTGTTTTGCTGCCCGGGTAAAAGAGAGGGGGCCGCAGCTTGTTGCGAATGTTCACTAAAAAGAACAAGCCCGTACACGTCGGGATTGCCGGTGCCGGATCCGGACCGGGCGAATTGAATCCGACTTCGCCGACCTGGATATTTATACATAAATGGGCCAAGGATCAACTGGCAGAGGCCAGGCTCAGAAACGACAATATGAATTTAAGCGAATTGAACACCGCGATATTGCGCGGTCGTATCGATGCGCTGAAAGACCTTATCAATTTGCCGGATCCCGGAAAGGATATGCCGGAATTGCCGGAGTACACTTTGGATAACGACAGGTTTGCGGGGTATTGATATGCGAACACTAAACGATCCTGATGGCCACACACAGATTTATGTGGTCGATGAGTCCGAACGCGGGGCTTGCCACGAATATCAGATTGAATATGGCCCCAAAGCTGGCAAGCCGGTAGATTGCAATGATTATTTAGCCATAATCCGCTTTCAGAAGGGTCCGATTAAGGACGAGGGCGTCAATGGTTGCACAAACGAGGACCTTCTAAAGATTGTTATTGATCAGCTTGAACAATTCCAGGCGGCAGAGCTGTCTTGCACGGAAAATGCCTACGCTCTCGGGAAATGCCAAGAGGCTTTAATGTGGCTACAATCTCGTACCGCAGACCGAAAGAAACGCGGAGTTGAGGGGAAATACGAAATATGACGATATGGCCAAAGCCATAAAATAAAAAATCGGGGTTCGCCCGAGGCCCGGCCAGGCCGAAGGCGACGCAAGAATAATTAAAGGGGCAAGTAGGTGCCTACTCATCTACTCGCCCCTTTTTTTATTGCCCTGGGGAAATTTTAACCGGGCCGAGAAACCGCCTCAAAGTCGCCCGCCTTTATAAGCCGGGCAAGGAGCGGATCATGAGCGAAGCAGCAACAGCACAAACGGAAAACGATGGAACGACCGGAGAAATGACGCCTGAAGAGGCGGCAGCGTATCGTCAAGAGGTTATTGCGGAAATGGAGGCCGAGGAATCGGGCACCAAGCCGATTGTCGAACAGCCACCCGCTGAAGAACCCAAAACCGAGACCGAGACCAAAACCGAGACCGAGACGCCCGCCGAACCCGAAGATCCTTGGGCCGGGGTAAATCCCGCCCTGAAGACCATGTTCGACGATATGTCCGAAAGGGTCAAGGTTCTCGACGAGACCGAAACGCGCCTGAAGCAGGCTGAAAAAAGAATCGGATCCATCACCAACCAGCTCCACGATGCCCAGAAGGAGTCCGAGGAGCTCAAGAACAAACCCACCGAGGAGCAAATAGCAGAGGCGGCGGCATCCCAAGAAAAATGGGATGAGCTTAATGCCGATTTTCCGGAGTGGGGCGAGGCCATTGGATACCAAATAGGGCTGGTCCGCAAGGAAATGGAGAAGCTCGGGAAGCCCGTCGATATCGAAGCGCTGAGATCAGAGATAACCGCCAGTAACGATGCGGATATTGATGAGCGGATGCAGTTGGCGGTGCTTACGGTCTTCCATCCAAAGTGGAGGACCATCAAGGATTCAAAGGATTTTATCGCCTGGAAAGCCGGGCTGGATGCCGAAGAGGATAAAGAGATTTTGGCAAAGCTCGACACCAGCGAGGCTCTCGACGCCATCGATGTTCTTGATGCCTTTGTTGCTTCACGTGGAACGTCCAAAACAGCGGCAGAAATCGCCGAGGAAAGAAAGGCCAGGCTCCGGAAGGCTGAAAACCCAAAGGGAAAGAAGGCCCCCGCCCCAAAGTCTGACGCCGATCTGACCGACGCTGAATTTAGGGAAAAAGAAGGCAAAAGGATATTTGCCGAAGATTAAAAGGAAACGATCATGTCTATCCAACAATACGGAACAGTAGCATCCCGGAATCTGATCCGGGCTGAAATGAAAATGTTGAAACACGCCGAGCCGATCCAGGTCTTGACCAAGTTCGGCGACATGAAAGAGCAGCCGCTCAATAAAACCGATACCGTGGTCTTCAGGCGGTTGCAGCCGTTTAACGCGACCGCAACCGAGGTTCCGAACATCACGGCAACCAACTTCATAACCTCTGAGGGCGTCACGCCGACGGCCAACACTATCAGCTACACGGATGTCACAACGACCCTGCAGCAGTACGCCGTACTGTTCAAGTTCAGCTCAAAAGCGCAGTTGATGTACGAAGACGACATCCCAAACGATATGGCCAAGCTGACAGGCGAGACCCTGGCGGAAGTGGCAGAGCTGGTCTGTTATGGCCAGGTCAAAGCCGGGACATCCGTAATCTATGCCAACGGAACAACCAGGGTAGGGCTGAATACCGCCATATCCCTGAACGATCTAAGGCTGGCCGCGCGGACCATGGAGAGCAACCGGGCCAAGATGGTCACTTCTGCGATCAAATCCGGTCCCGACTTCGGTGTGAGTTCGGTCGAGCCGGGATACATCGTTTTTGTCCATACCGACATGGTAGCGGATTGTCGGGATCTCCCCGGGTTCACCAAGCGCGTTGATTACGGCAGCGCGATCAAGCCGGTTCATCCCAGAGAGTTTGGGGCCTGTGAGGATTTCAGGTTTGTAAAATCCCCGCTTTTCGCTCCCTGGCTGGCCGCCGGCGCGGTTGTCGGTACCAGCGGTATGGTGGCCGCGGACTCGACAAATGTCGATGTTTATCCGGCCATCGTAATGGCTCAAAGCGCGTGGGGCCAGGTTTCGTTGAAGGGGCACGGACATTCCGGGGTTTCCCCGACGATGATCCCCTCAAACGTGAAAAACCATGCAAACCCCTCGGGCATGTTCGGGTATGTGGGCGCCGACTTCTGGCTGTCTTCCGTTCGTTTGAACGAAAACTGGATGACCAGAATCGAGGCCTGTGTAACCGATATTTCCGGATAATGACGCAGGGGGGCATGCCCCCCTGATTTAAAAAAGACCCTGTGAGCACACCGGGGCATGGAGATAAATAATGCCTAAAATTCAAAGTTATATCAATAATATGCCCATGTCCAACCGGGCGAGGGCTTCACTGCGGGCTGTATTTGACTTGTTGTTCAATGTCGATGTCGACCCGCCCACACTAAAAACGGGGCTTGTCCTCGACCTGGACGGAACCACCGGTATCCAAATTACCAGCGCCTTTACCGGCACGACCATGATCTCTTTAGAAGGTACCGCCTCGGCGGACGGGATCCTGGTTTCCGGCGTTTGCGCCGATGGTATCCACATTTCAGGTAATAACACCGTTGCCGGTCTGCACATTTCCGCGGACCAGGCGGTCGGTATCCTGCTCGATGTAGACGCCGCCTGGACCGATGGGATCAAGATGTCGGTTGACGACGGTATCACCGTCACCACCGGAATCAACATTGACCGATCGGGAACCACTGGAATCTGCACCACGGCAATCAGTATTGACACCGACGGCACCACCGGGATCACTCTGGCCGCCGGCTTTACCGGAGTGACCGGGATCAGCATCCTGGGTACGTGCTCGACTGCGGCGCTTCAGATCGGTGCGGACGGCTCTCCTTCAGGGGACTTTCTCTGGTACGGGACCACGGCGAACTATGTCGTCACGTTCGATGCAAACGGAGACACCAATGGGTCTGTGCTTATCGGCGCAGACACCTACGGTCTCATGTTCAACCTGTACGGCGATACAACTGGTTGCGGCGTCTTTTGGGACCCGAGCGACGATACCAACGGCCGGCTTTCAGTCGGTGCTGCCGGCGGCTCAAAGGGCGTCGACCTTATACTCTACGGAGACACCAATGGCTGCTATGTCCATTGGAACCGGAGCGACGACGATTTAAGTATTGTCGGTACGGCCGCCAGGGTTCTCCATGGAGCTGATGGCGCCGGGAATGACGTCATATTCTATGGTGCAACCGCAAGCTACGCCATGACCTGGGATGCGGACGGAGACACCAACGGCTCGCTGCTTATTGGTGCCGATACCTATGGTATCCTTGTCAGTCTTTTTGGCGACACAACCGGCTGCGGGGTTTTCTGGGATCCGTCTGGAGATACCAACGGTACCCTGGCTGTGGGTGCAGCCGGTGGAAGCAAAGGGGTTGATTTCATCCTCTACGGCGATACCAACGGCGCTTATGTGCAGTGGGATCGTTCCACCGACGACCTGATCTTTGCGGGCGCGGCACAGTGCCTCGTTTCCAGTGGGGCTTTGAGCGTCGGTGCTGATGGAGCGGCTGGAACCATCACCGTCTACCCCGGAACATCCTCAAAGGGTACGACCACCATCACCATGAACGACAATACCGGCGACACATTAACCAATATTGATGTGGCGCAACAGGCCGGTGCCAGGACAATAACCATTCCTGATGCCGGGGCGTCAGCCAGCGTCGTTTTAATGACCGCCGGCCAGGCCGTAGCGGGAACGCTCACGCGAGCCGATCTCACCGAAGAGGCCCTTGCCGTTTACGGCATTCCGTTGGCGCTCGTTCGCCAGGAAGACGGTATTCCGTTAGTCGTAGCCGAAACAGCCGGGACGCTTAATTTGGTCGTGTCAAGCGACGTCTGGTACCTCAAGAGCGAGATTTCGCAAGGCGAGACCGAAACCAGCGAGGCTGTTTTTCAGTTTATTCTACCGCCCGAGTATGTGGCGGCCGGGGACGTCAAGGTGCGCATCAAAAACAGATGCGTATTGGGCTCCGGTACGAACAACGGATCCACACTTGATGTCGAAGTGTTCGAGCAGGACGGCAACGGAGCTATCGGGGCCGATCTTTGCACGACAGTTGCACAGACTTATGCCGGGGCCTCAGCCTGGCAGACGAGCGATTTCGTTGTGACCGCGGCCGGTCTTGTGGCCGGCGACATTCTCAATGTGGTTATCACCACAAGCGTAATCGAGAGTGGCGGGGCAAACCCGATTCACGTTGAACTTGATGGTCTGGCAATGTTGCTGGACATCAAAGGGTAATAAACAAATTGCGGGATAGGGCGCATGCCCCGATAAGGCCGGTCCCTGGCCGGCCTTCCCGCGATCCACCACCAGGAATACCCGCAGGAGGTATTGTTATGAAGTTTAACGTATTGGAACGGCTGGTTATGTTGAACCTTCTCCCCAAGGAGGGCAGTTTCGCAAACCTGAAACTTTTACGGGTTGCCCGGGAGGCCCTTTCTTTTGACGAGAAGGAAAACAAGGCGCTCAAATTCAAACAAGTAGGAGAGCAGTTGAATTGGGAAGATAATGTCGTCGCAGACAAAGAGATCCAGGTCGGCGAGGTTGTTTCCCAGATGCTCAAAAAGGAGCTGAAAAAGCTCAACGAGAGCGAAAAGCTCCTGGAGGAGCACTTTTCTCTTTACGAGAAATTTGTTGAACCGCCGTTACATCCAGTTGAATGAAACCGGGGCTACGGCCCCACAACAAAAAGGAAAAGATCATGAATTTAAGCGAAGTAATGAGAGGCGGAACTTTTTGTCTTGGCAAGGCTGGCTTGGCAGAAGGGACAAACGCTGCCACCGTTAAAACGGTTGCGGCCGATGGGACCACGTACATCAACTATGCCATCAACGGCATTTTGTATGTCAAGGCGGACACCGATAACATGGACCTGACCGCGGCCGCCGCCCAGGCGGTATCCACGTCCTGTATCTATCTGATCACGCTGAACGCGGCCGGGACCCTGGCAAGCGTCAAGGGTGATGAGGTACTGACCGCCGATATCACCGCCGAAAAAGAGGCGCTCACATGGCCGGAACCGGCCGAGGATACCTGTCCGATCGGGGCGATCCGGGTTGACACCAATGCCTCGACCACGTTCACCGCAGGTACGACCGATCTTGGCGCAGGCGGGATCACGGACACCTATTACGACCTGATGGCGGCACCCGACACGCCGCTCACGTCGTAAGCGCGGTATTTGATAACAAACCAAGGGGCAGGGCGGTTCTGTGAACCCCCTCCCCCGTTTGCACACCTTCAGAATATTCTCAGGGTGGAAAGGTAGTTGAAATGGGAGAGAAAGAAACGCTCGTAGACAGTGTGGCAAGCGGAGTCGCAAAGGGCCTCGGCGAGGTCGGAATCGGCAAAGGTATTGAAAATGTAACGGGAAGCCCGGAAGAGATTGAGGCGGCCCAGAAACTCGAAGAGTTTATGCACGAAGAACTTCTTATCGTCGTACACAAGTCGGGGAGGCCGGACGAAAACCCGGTCATATTGCCGACCGTAAACGGTGTCAATATGCCGATTGAGCTTGATAAGAAAGTCAAGGTCAAAAGGAAATATGTGGAGGCTCTTGTGCATTCGCACGTCATTAATTACCAGCAGGCCGTTCCCGATCCGAGACAACCGGAAAACATCCAGATGATCCCCAACGCGGCGCCCACCCATGCTTTCTCCCTGCTAAAAGACCCGTCTGGTGCGAGGGGAATTAGTTGGTTGGAGAAGCTACGCGCTCAACCGCAAATCTAAAAGGGGTGAGCCGTGAATTTTTTGGCTATGTGTCAACGGCTTCGGCAAGAAGCCGGCATCTCGGGGACCGGGCCGGCCACCGTTACCGGTCAAACGGGAGAGATGAAACGGGTCGTTGATTGGATCCTCGCAGCCGATGAAGACATACAGAACGAACATGCCACCTGGCGATTTTTAAGGGAATCTTTTGATTTTGTCACCATCGCCTCCAATCAGGAATATACCGCCGCGTCCGTCTCGATTACGGACCTTGCCAGTTGGATAAAAAGGGATATCCGGGTCTATACAACGCTTACCCCAAGCAATGAATCCTATCTGGAATACGTCGATTGGGATGAATTCCGGGCGGGGTATATGTTCGGGGCGAGTCGAACGCAAGAGGAGCGGCCTTCAATCGTTTCGATAAAGCCGAATAACTCCCTGATGTTCTGGCCGACACCGAACTCCGCACTTTTGACCGTTGACGGGGAATACTACAAGACCGCCGTAACCATGACAGCCGATGCGAACACGCCTCAGTATCCGGCGCGGTTTCACATGGCGGCGGTTTGGCGCGGGCTTATGTATTATGGCGATTACGCGGCCGCCCCAGAGAAGTACGAGAAGGGGGAGGACGAATTCAATCGGCTGATGCGAAGGCTGGAACTCGACCAGCTCGAAGAGGTTGGATACGGGGAGCCACTTGCATAATGCGGCGAAGAAGAAAAAAAAGAAGCTGGCCCGAGGTTAAGACGGAATACACTCGTTTTTTCGGCGGCCTGGATCTTGAATCGCCATCTTTGTCGATAGACCCTGGGGCGCTGATCGCCGGCATGAATTACATGGCCGGGACCGAGGGCGGTTACGAGCGGCCGGCCGGGTATGAGCGGTACGACGGCCAGGCGGCACCCTCGGACGCGACTTATTATCGTTGCCCCTGTTCCTTTACCGGTGGCGGTCCGAGCGTCGGCGATACGATAACGGGAGCTGATAGCGGCGAAACCGCCGTGGTTGTCGTTGTCGGGGATGATTATATCAACGTGACGAAGCTCTCGGCTGATTTCAACGACGACGAGGTTTATACCGTTGGCGGGGTCGATAAGGGCACCTTTAACGCGGCCCAGGTCGAAAAAGGCGAAACAACGGCCCTTTTGCATGCAACGGCCATGAATTTGGCGGCCGATCAATACAGGTCTGATATCGCGGCACCGACCGGAAGCGGGGCGATCCGGGGCCTGGCGCTTTTGGACGGCACCCTTTATTGTTTCAGGGATAACGCCGGCGGAACGGCCGGGCTGATCTATAAAGCGACCTCTTCCGGGTGGTCGGCAATCACACTGCATAATGAGCTCAGCTTCGACACCGGGCAGCCGGCCGGGATCGCTGAGGGCGACACCGTGACACAGCTCGTGTCCGGGGCCACAGGGGTTGTCCAGCGGGTTGTTTTGGAGTCTGGCACTTGGGCTGGTAGCGATGCTGCAGGACGATTGATTCTTTCAAATATAACCGGGACCTTTAATAATACCAACGACCTTCAAGTCGGCGGTACGACCAGGGCAACGTCAACTTCCACCCTGTCCGCGATCACCATAACGGTCGGCGGCAGATATGAATTCGTGGTCCACAATTTTACCGGGTCGACCGACACAAAGCGCATTTACGGGTGTGACGGTGTAAACAGGGGCTTTGAGTTTGACGGAACCGTCTATGCCCCGATCGACACGGGCATGGCCTCGGACACGCCCGAGCATGTCGCTGTCTACAAAGAACACCTTATTTTCTCTTTTAAGGGATCTTCCCAAAACTCGGGCACAGGCACACCTTATGTCTGGTCCGCGGTTTTGGGCGCTGCGGAATTGGCGATTGGTGATGATGTTACCGGGTATGCCCGCCAGGCCAGGGCGCTTGCGATCTATTCCCGAAATTCAACCCACCAGCTCACCGGAAACGATACCTCAGACTTTGTTTTAGACGACGTGAGCGACGAAACCGGGGCTATTGCGTGGACGATCCAGAATATTGGAAAGTCCTACGCCCTTGACGATCGGGGGATCATCGAGCTTTCAAGGGTTCAGGAATATGGTAACTTTGATATTGCCACCATAAGCCGGCGCATTCAGGTTAGAATGGACGCCATGCGCAGCGTTGCGATTGCCTCTTCCGTTCACAGGTCCAAGAATCAATATCGCCTTTATGGGAGTGACGGTACCGGGATCTGTATGACGGTCAGCAAGGGGCGGTATGGACCGATCTATCAATTCACCCAATTCAAATACCCGGATTATGTCGCCTGCACCGTTACCGGGGAGGATTCGACCGGAAAAGATGTCGTTTTCTTCGGGTCTGACCAGGGGATGGTTTACCAGGCTGACAAGGGCAGCTCCTTTGATGGCGATGATATCGAAGCATATTGCTTCCTGCCTTTTAACAATTCGAAATCCCCAACGGTCCTGAAGACCTACCGCAGGGCCGTTTTCGAGCTAACCGTCAGCGGATATACCAGCCTTCGGTACAACCCGATGTTTTCCTACGGAGATTCTACGATCGATGCGCATGCAGCGGAGACGATTGCGTCTCAATTGGGTGGCGGATATTGGGGCTTGGCAAATTGGAGCGAGTTTTTTTGGGATGCCGATGTGGCGCCAAACGCTTCTTTTCCCATTTCCGGCGACGGCATTAACATGAGCCTAACCATTTATAGCAAATCGCAAATAGACCTTGGCCACACGCTGGACGGGACTATTGTTCACTATACTCCAAGGAGATTGGTCAGATGAGTACATTTAATAGCCCTGCAGACCAAACGGAACTGTCTCTTGCGCAGGCGTCTTCTGTAAACACCCTGGATGCGGCCATAGCGGCGGCCTTTGCGCTTTTGCCGACGAATGCCAACATAGACGACGGCACGGTCAATTTCGCAGTTGATACGGGGGCGGCAGACGCCTACCTGGTGGCACTGCCCCAGACCGCAACCGCCTATAACGACGGCCTCCTGGTGGTTATGCGACCGCTCAACAACAACACCGGGGCCTCGACAATAAATGTTGACTCCCTGGGCGTAAAGGCTATCCGCAGACAGGACAGCGCCGCTCTTGAGGCGGACGACATAATCGCCGGTGTCCCGATCGCAATGAGATACAGCACTTCCACCGGTTTTTTCCATATCGGTCCGAACGCTCTTGCGGCGGCGACCGCGGCAGCGGCCTCCCAGGTTGCAGCAGCCGCCAGCGCGGCGGCAGCCGCGGTAAGCGCAGCGGCCGCAGCGGCCAGCGCGGCCATATTCCCCACTATCAGTGGTGGGGATGCGGGGAAGCGCCTGCAGGTAAACGCCACCGAAGACGGGTATGTTTTCAAAGATCCGTACACTCTCGAATCAACCCTGAATGCGGCGGATCAAACCATTCAGAGAGCCAATTTCAAGGATTGCGGAGTCATCACCAATGCCCTGGGAGATTTGGGCGGTGGTACCGATGATATTGACCTTGAAGACGGAAACGTGGTTTCCGCAACGGTTTCAACCGGAGCACAGACCTTTACCTTTTCGAACCCTACCGCCTCTGACGAGGAATGCGGCTTTGTTCTCTACCTCACCAATGGCGGCAGCCAAACCGTCAATTGGCCTGCGAGTGTAGATTGGGAGGATGGTTCAGCGCCAAGCCTTACTGCGTCCGGCGTTGACGTTTTGGTGTTTACGACCATCGATGGTGGCACGATCTGGAATGGTTTCGTCGCAACACTCGATATGAAATAAGGAGTTTACAGTGATTTCTATACGAAAAATGTTAATGGCTGCAGCAGGAAGGGATGCTGATATTCTTTATGGCAATAGGGGATTAATTCTCAGTGCCGGTACTACTTATAATAATAACATTGATTATGTAGCTTTATCTTCAACCGGAAACTCCTCTGATTTTGGTGATATGACTGAACTGAAATATGGTTTTGGTCCATGCACAAATGGAACAAGAATTACTATTGGTGGAGGACAAAATAACGTTACCCAAACTAATGTTATTGAATATTTTACCGTGTCGACGTTAGGAAATGGGACCGACTTTGGAGATCGTACTGTTGGAGGAGGTATTGCAAATATTGGAGGAACATCTAATGGAACACGAGGAGTAATGGGAGGCGGTGGAGGTTATACTAATGTAATTGATTATATTACACTCGACACTACAGGAAATGCCACAGATTTTGGCGATTTAACTATAGCAAGAACTCGATCAAAGGCATGTTCTAATGGAACGAGAGGTTGTTTTGGCCCAGGCTACTACGGTGAACCATGGAATGGTGCTGGCAAAAACGTGATCGATTACATTACGATTGCAACGACTGGAAACGCAACTGATTATGGTGATTGCATAGTTCTCAGCTACAATTGGGCATCAAAGTCCAATGGCGAAAGTGATAGGGGAATTTTTAGCGGTCCTTATGGGGCAGCAGGGAATAATACCATTGAGTACATTACGATTTCAACCACAGGGAATGCTACAAATTTTGGCGACTCAACCATATCGGTCAATTACCGTGCCGATATGTCAAATGGCACCAATTATGTCATGGCTGGTGGTCAGACAGGAAACGTAATGGATTATGTGGTTTTCACAACAACAGGTGATGCAAGCGATTTTGGCGATCTTGTAAACACAACAAATGCACCGGAAGGGGAGTCGGGCAATTAAAAATGAATGATTTAGTAGCAAACAACACAACAAGGCAATTAGATAAAATTCTTTCATCGGACGATAGAAGGTTGTTCCATACCCTTGATGATAGGGCACTTGAGACAATCGCAGAGAGGATGCCCGAGGTCTACCGAGCTAATCGTATTCATGGCAAAAAGAACACCCAAACTCAAGGCATTTTAATGACCTTGACGATGCTTGCTGATACCTCTCCGTATCGTGTCCTGAGACAGTGCCTTGCTCAGATCGAGAACAAGCGGATTGCTGTTAAGGATAATATGTTTAGAATGGAAAGAAAGAAAATCTTTCTTGAAAAAGCAAAAGTGCAAAAGCCAAAAGATGGATTTGATAAAGAACTGTTAGCCTTAAAAGTGGCTAAATTAAAGAGCGACATTGAAGACCAGGCCATTTATCTTGAAGGCGCATTGAAGCAGTTGGCAATGTATCAAGACGTTTATCTTCAAGTTTGTAGAAACAACAACATCCCCGAAAAGTGGGACGAACAAGACATGGAGGATATGGAGGTTCGATTTCATTTGAGAATGGCATTCCTTCATGCTTATCGTGATATAATGAACAACGGACGCTTGGGTCTTGGCACACTTGAATACTTGCAGCAATTCGGAGTGCATCCCCACACGGCTTTTAGATTGACAATGAGCTATGTTGATGACCGAGCAAAAAAGGCCGATGAGGGCGGAGAAGCTGATTATGAGGACTTGGAAAACTGGCTCGATGTAATGGTTGAGCGCTATAAGGACCAGTACAAAAAGGTGCTCAAGCGGTTGGGGATTGAATCTTTAACGGTTGATTGGACACTCTACAGGGAATGAAACCTAAACTTCTTATAGGAACACCGGCATACGGTTGTATGATTCATATTGATTATTTTAATTCAATGACCGCTTTGTTGCGTGGTGGGATAAATGCCGGGATAGAAACGGATTTTTGCACCATTGGAAATAGCTCTCTTGTGCCAAAAGCTCGAAACGAAATTATCAGTTATTTTTATTATGAGGATTACACCCATTTGATTTTTGTTGATGCAGATATGGGTATTCCAAATGATTGTGTTCCAAAATTATTAAGGAGAAATGTCGATATTGTTGGGGTTCCGGTTCCGCTTAAAGGTTATGATGAGAATGGCAACCCCCTGCTAAACGTGGGCGAGCTAACCCTTGTTGGGGATGGGCTGGCAACCACAACCCATATTGGAACGGCAGTTTTTATGCTTTCCAAAAAAGCGGTGGTTGCGCTTTGCGACTCATCTGAAAAATATGAAAATGATCCAAGATACACCAGGGGCAACACCTTAATCACTCGATGCTTTGACGCTTTTAAAATCGGTGTGTTTGACGGGGTGTATTTGCCGGAAGACTATTCCACGTGTCGCCGTCTTAGAGATTTAGGCTTTGAGGTTTATGTGGATTTGACCATTCCTGTCAAGCACAATGGGATGCACGGCTTTGTTCACACAGACGAACAGCTAAAGAAATTGATAAATGTTTTGGAAAACGAAGAAAACTAATATTGAAATGCGATTAACTTAGGAGTGTGGGAGGAATAACATGGGAAAATTATATATTAAAGTGATCGATGGTGTTCCGTCATCTGAAGGTGCGGTGGCCAGACCTAAAGAAAAACACGTTTCTTTTCCGACCCCTTTGCCGCCAGATGAGGAGCTAATAAAACATGGCTGGTATCCGTTTGAAAACAACCCGCCAGCAATAACGGATGCCCAGAAAAGGGAGCCGGGTGGGTTTGATGTGCAGCCCGACAAAGTAGTGGTTCGGTATAAGATAACAGACCTTCCGGCCGATGAGGTCCGAGATTTTAAACGAAGATCAGAATACCCGACAATCGATGAATTAATTGTAGCCCTGTGGGAAAAGGAAGTTGAAGGCCGCCCGGAAGCAGCAGACGCCTTGCAGGCAAAGCGATTGATTGTAAAGGTTAAATACCCCAAATCAGAGTAAAGGGGGAGGCATAATGGCGCTTACAAGTGACCAAATAGCGAAAATGAAAAGCGCGGGGGTGGGCGATCCTGGCTCCCTCCAGCGTCTGGAAGAACAAATAGACAGGGCTGGCGGCCCGACGTGGAATAAATATGCAAACGCCCTCGGGGTTAGGGTACACTCCAACCCGCCCGGGTGGGGTGAAGATCCACCGACGACAACCGGGCTGCTTGCATCGGCGCCAACAGAGCCAGCGGAGTCAACAACACAGGTAACGCCGGCGCAGACAAAGCCGACCCTGGCCGATGTCGATCCTTATGTGCCGCCTGCTTCGGCGGCGATCTCTCAACCGGCGGATCCAGTACCCGCCTATAAGCCTCCGCCGGCATATAAACCGCCTCCGGAGGCAACGGTTGAGGGCAGAATGAAAGGCCTTCTTTCTTCCGGGAGCAAATACATTCAATCTGCAAGGTTAAGAGGGACACAGGCCGCCAATAAAAGAGGTCTTTTAAATTCCAGTATTGCCGCCGGGGCAGCGGAAGCGTCTGCGATCGAGGCCGCACTCCCGATCGCCACGGCGGACGCCGCGGCATTCCATGAAGCCGGCATGGCCGGATATACGGGAGAAATCGAGGCCGCCGTGGAAGCCCTGAAAGCGGGTTCGACATCGAGGCTTTCCACACAGGCCGCCCGCCAGGAGCAGGCCACTACGATCCTGGAGGCATATCTCAGCTCGGGTCTCTCCGCCCAGGAATCATTGCAGAAAATGGCGGAAGCCACCCACCAGGGCGCCATCAATGCGGGGCTTTCGGAACTGGAAGCATTGCAGGAGTTGGCGAAAATCACCCACCAGGGCGCCATTACCGCAGGGCTTTCGGAACTGGAAGCCCGCCAGGAAATGGAGCGCATTGTAGCCAAGGGTGCAATTGACTCCGGGTTGTCGGCCCAGGAGGCCCGCCAGGTGATCGCACTCGAAAACTTGCGACAGGAGGGAGCAAACTTCAGGCTTGAACTGGAAGCCATTGCCAACCAGGAGCTTGCCGGTATGGAATTGGCTTCAGGGGAGAGGGAAACGGCGGCACTGAGGATCGCCGCGCTCGGAGACTCCTACGCAGAGCAGATCAACCGAATTCAAAGCGATCCGGAACTTTCTCCGGAAGCGAAAACGATCGCCATGAACAGGCAGCGGGAAATTTACGAATCGAACCTTAAACTTGTGACCACGATGTACGGTATCGAGCTGGCATGGGATGAGGCGGAAATTGCCACCGCGGTCGAGAATGACCAGGCGGCCGCTGGAAGCGATACGGATACAACCAACAGGCTGGATAAAATGGAAGAGCAGTTGCAGCAATTGCTTGCCAGGACGCAGCCCGAATGGGCGGCCCTTCTCGGGCCGGGACCGTCACCCGATCCGGCCGACACCCCTGGTGATTTAGACTCGACAGGCACAACGAGCACCACAGGTGTCACTTACGCATAACGACGATGGTCGACCGAACACACGATATGGCCGCAGTGGCTAAAATACTAAACCATCCAAAGGTTTTTGGCATGGCGACCGACGACACGTCACCCGATCCGGCCGTTCCGGATCCGGATGCGTTTTATATCATAGACGATGAGGAATCCGGCGTTGTCAGAGTCGATCATGTCAACGGTGTGTGTTGCATGGTGCATATCGCCGCTCTTCCGAACTTGTGGGGCAGGACGAAAGATTTTGCAAAAGAGGCTCTTGATTGGGGCTTTAGAAACACCGGTTATATGAAGGTTTTGGCCATGGTCCCGGTTTTTAACCTTTTGGCTATTCGATTATGCAAGGCCAGCGGGTTTAAGGTCGAGGGGCATGCTAAAAAATCGTTTTTAAAGAATTGGGAACTCCACAATCAAATCCTTTTTGGATTAACCAAATCGGATTTTTATAAAGGAGATCGATCATGGCAGTAGCAGCGCCAGTATCAGCATATTTAGTATCGGCCGGATGGGGAGCGACCGCGGCGGCCGTCGGCGGATCGGTGGTACAGGGAATCGTTATCGGTGCAGCGGTCGGGGCAGCCACAGCGGCTATCAAAGACGAAGATATAGGCGAAGGCGCACTAAAGGGCGCTATTATCGGTGGTGTCAGTGCCGGCCTTTTCACCGGCGCGGAAATAGCCCTGACCTCGGCAACGGGCGAAAGCATTCTTGCAGCCCGAGGGATAGATTTTGCAGCCGGGGCCGTTTCTACGGATGTGCCCGCCATGGCAACGACGACTGCTCCCTCTGCGGGGGATAGCGCGGTCGGACTGTTATCCTCGACCTCGCCATCGTCACCGGGGGCGGTAACGGCCGCAACTCCCGCCAAAAAGGGCTTGGATCCCGGGACGACCCAGATAATCGCGGGTACCCTGGGGGGCCTGGCAGAGGGTTATATGGCGTCGGAGGATGCTGAGAATGCTGTCAGGGCCAAAGAAGACGCCGACCGCAGAAGGGTTGCCGAAAACATGCCGGGTGAGCTGCTAACAACGCAATTTGAAAATATCAAAATCAGAATGCCCGAACGCTGGAAAGCGGGTCTGAAAAAATACAGCAGGCCTTTGACAGGAGGACTTTTAAAGACGGGGGTTACAGCATGAAAAAAGGTTTGTTAAACCAGAAAGCGGATCCCAACACCAAAAACAGCGATGTGCGATCGAACAAATCCTTAGATCCTGAAACCCAGGAGCAGATTGATATCTTCATGGCCAACGGGATGCGGATTGTCCACAACCAGAAGGCCTCTGACGGGATTATACAAAAGATCGTTAATGCCGACGACCCCATAGCGGAAATCGCAGAAGCCACACTCGATGTCGTAAACCGCCTGGAAGACAGCGCGGTGAAAAAGGGAATTCAATTGTCCCAGGATGTTCTTGTCGCGGGCTCAAACCAGCTTATGGGTGAGATAATCAACATGGCCGAAATGGCGGGCATGGAAAAACTCACCGACGACGAGCGAGGCCAGGCGTTTTCTTTGGCCGTCAGCAGATATCTTGACGGCGCCGTTGAGGCTGGAAAGCTCTCCAAAGACCAGCTTGTGGCTATGGGGGAGGGCGCGGCACAGTCGCCCGAAGGGCAAAAGCTCTCGCAGGACGTTGGAAAGATCGGGGCTGAAAACACAGAGGGGGTTTAAAATGTCAGGCTTATTACGAGTTTTAGCGGGCGGCGTCGCCGGCGGATCCAGGGCCTTGGGTAAGGTTGCGCGTGAACAGATGAGGGCGAACGCCATAAAGCTCAGAGACGAAAACCTTGCGAGACTCAACGACCAGTACGGCCAGAAGGCCGATAAGCGTAGGCACGGATACGCCATGGACGAACTTAAAACAGAGGACAAACTTGCGCGAAAGCGGGCCGATGATGAGTTTGGGCGCCGGGAAAAATTGGGCGAAAAAGAGCGTCGGTGGAGATTGGAAGATAACGACATCCTCCTTAAAAACCAGAGGATCGACCGCAAAATCGCATTGAAAGAAAAATTGGACGCCGAAGAGATCGCCTGGAAGCGCCGATGGATCAAAGAGAAATGGGAACACAAACAGCGCGTTAAGGCCGAAGAAAAGGTCTACCAGCGCAGAAAGAATGAAAGCCAGACTGAATACGAGCGGCGTGTGGCCGAAGAGGAAAAGAAGTACAAGAGACGCACGGCCGAGCAAAAAGAGAGGTTTAAGCAGCAGCTCGCGGAAAAGATAGCGGTTGCCGATAATATATTCCACCAGGCCGAAACGGGCAAAACAGATATGCAAAAAAACCTTGAATTCTATCAGGACCTTTACGGTTATAAAGAAGGAGAGGCGATCTTTAAAAAGGCCCTTGAGGCGAAGACAAAGCCTGATTTTTTCAAACAAAAATTCTACTTTAAGGTCTATGCTGAAACCCTGGAGGCGTTGTCTGGTGAATACGGAAATGTCACTCCGGAAATGGAAGAAACGGCCGTTAAATTGGCCGAACATCTGTCTGGTTATAACATTTCCGGTGCGGAGTCGGCCGCGCCGGGCGGAAATGACGAGGGCGGAACCGTCCTAAAAGGAATTTTGAAGCGGTTGCCTGGTGGAACATCATCGGCGGCGGCAGCGCCCACCGAAAAGCCAGTCAAAAAGGGGGTGATTGCGACAGAAACCGAGCCCGCAACGCACTACCCAGGGGCCGCGGTCCTTTCCTCAGAAGAAAAGCCACGCGCTGCTATTAGAAAAAAGAAGCGCAGGAGGACACCGGCCATTTTCAACGAGGGTCCGCCAAGGAGAACAGGCGGAAGATTCAGACTCGAACATTAAACGCGGAGAACTCCATTGTCTTTTGAATTCATAAGAGATCCGGGATGGGTTGACCTCGACGAAGAGACCAAAAATAAGGTTCTCGCACTATCGTTTTCCGATGAAATAGAATCAGACCCCGAATGGAATTCCTTGCCGGCTGAGACCCAGGATGCCGTCAGGTCGATTTACTTTGAGGATGCGAAGAAGTTTGAAAAAGAGTTCGTCCCCAAGAAATACAACATCTTGGGCGGTGTAAAAGATGTCGGAAAGCTCTTCTACGACATTCCCGTAAACTTCATGGGCGCGGCCGCGTCCCTGTTCGAGGACGACAACCCGGAAGCCGAATACGATTGGAAGGACATCGCAAGGCGAGCCCAGGAAGAGCGCAACAAGATGCGCATGGCCGAGCCGGGTGGCGAAGAATATGCTTTGCCCTGGATCAAAAGGCGGAACATCAGAGAGGCGGGCGCGAGTTCCGGATTTTCCGGTGTCGCCATGGGCGCCGGTCTTCTGGGCTACGGCGCCGGCACCCTGGTCCCTGCCCCCGGGACCGCCCCTGCAGGCGCCCTCGCCGCGTCAGGCGTGGCCGCTTACCGCATGGACAAGGCGATGTTCTCGCAACAGATCATCGATGCCTACCGCCAGGACAACCCGAATGCGACGCAAGCTGAAATAGACACCCTGATGAAGCGGACCAGGGGCCTGCGCTCTAAACACGCCCTTTGGGAGGCGATCCCCGAGGCGGCCGGCAACCTGGCCCAAATATCCGGGATCGGCGCCATCTTCAAGGCCGCACTCGGCAAAAAGCTCGGCGCGAGACTGTTTCAGTCCGTCGCCGGCATGTACGGGGTCGAGATCGGTACCGAGACGATCACGCAGATGGGCCAGGAAAATGTCGAGATCGAGGCGGGCCTGTCCAAGGGGCAAAAGCGATCGTTTGCCTCTTTTGATGATCTTTACGAGTCCTTTAAAGAGGTAGCGCCTCAGACCTTCATTCTGGTCTCCCTGATGGGCGGCGCCGGCGCGGCGGCGGGGAAGTCCTATCAGATCATAGCAAACCCCCCGAACGCGGAAGATGCCTCCATCATCAACCCGATTATCGCCAGGGCCAACAGGGGAGAGATAAGCGCCATCGATGCGCTGCAGCAAGTTGCGGACTCCGACGCTTCGGATAAGGCCAAGGACGATGCGACAAGGCTTTTAAACAGGCTGAAACCGAAAAAACCTACCACGACACCAATGGGAGCGACGAGTGTCGACGAGGCGATTAAAAACTTCAACGAAGACATGGACGACACCCTCGCAGGCGTCGGGGCGCCCCTGGAGGAGATTGTCGAATGGGATGAGCTTGAAGGCTTTACCGCCCGTCTCGGATTTACACCACCGCCTATGCCTGAATATATCGCCGGCAAACCGCTTCGTGGCGGTCAACCGGCCGATGCCGTCGCGGCGCTCACGCCGGAACCCCGGGCCGAATTACCGATCACGGACGTCGAGGGTCGACCAAAAACGTATCAGACCGAAGTGGATCCCCTGGCCGTGGAGCGCGAAGAGGCGTCCCAAAAGGGGCTTTTGCGCCAAACTCCCGATGAGAGAGCGCGGGAGACCAGGACGGCCGAACAGGCGCGGATCCAGGTCGACGAGGCCGAAAGGCTTGGCGAGCGCGTTCCCCTGCCAATCAAGCAGTGGCTTGAAGACATGGAGGCGCGTCGGCGAAAAGGGCCAGCGTCACTTCCGACGAGAGCCCATGGGGTCGAGCCGGCAGGCTTGATAAAAGCCGGGACCGTTCCGGAGACCATTGGCGGACTGACGCCACCGTACAAACCTCCGAAACAGGATGTCGAAGCGATCGAAGCGGAGATCGAGGGCAAAAAGGCGCCCGCCAAAAAGGAACCCTCGCCCGATCGTGCGGCATACTGGAAAAAATTAAGACATGAGCTCAACCTCGATTGGGAGCAGGAAGACGCCGAGATGGAGCGCCGGGCAGGGCTCGCCCCCAGGGAGGCAAGGGCCGCCATCGATGCCGATGCTGCAGAGGCCGCAACCGCCCCGGAAAACGATCTCCCCGAACCGACCCAGGCCCAAAAAGAAGCCGGCAATTATAAAAAGGGTCACATTCGATTTCAGGGATTGGAAATTGCCGTCGAGAACCCACGCGGAGCGGAGCGCTCCGGAACGGATGAGAGCGGCAAGAAGTGGTCTGTCAAGATGAAGCACCATTACGGTTACTTTAACCGCACCGAGGGCAAGGACGGTGAACAGATCGATGTTTTTGTCGGTCCGCACGTCGGCAGCAAGAAGGTCTTTATCGTCGACCAGGTTGTCCCGGGAACCGATACATTTGACGAGCACAAAACCTTGATCGGGTTCAAGAACGAAGAGGCGGCCCGGGCCGGGTATCTCGCCAACTATGAAAAAGGCTGGAAGGGCCTCGGTGCGATCACCGAACTTCCCATGGATGAGTTTAAGGAGTGGATCGGCGACGGCACCCGCAAAATACAGGCCTATTCCGATGAGATCGCAAAAGAAGAACCGGAGTCCATCGACGAAATAAAACGGTCTCTCGCCGGATACTCAAAGCCAAGGAAGCACCCCAACTGGCTGTTTGCCGATGGGTTCGGCGTATTTCTGGCCAGACACCAGGACAGCATGAAGGCATGGCCGGAGGACCTCAAGGAGCGCGTCCGGAAGAAGGCCAGGCATATTTATGGATTTGATTATGAGCTTGGCTCAGACCCCATCAAGCAACAAGCCATAGATGAGTATGAAAGGATCAGGGCTGAGCTCGAATTGCATAAGAGGGGCGATATCTTGGCGCCTTCCCCGAGGGACGGATGGGCGGGGCAACACGAATCCGCGCGGGGCCATTTCTGGTGGAAAGACGGCGTTGGGATCATATCGAAAGAGAAGGGAAAATATCTCGCCTACACCGAGGGGATTGTCGACGAAACCTCCGCCATTCCCGACGTTTTGCTTGGCGAGTTCGACACCTACGAAGAGGCCAAAAAGGAGGCCGAAAAAAATGCCGGCACAATACGAAGCGATGCGCGATCGGTTTTACCAGGAAAAACTCAACCTGTGGCGCCGGATGCACAAAAAGCAGAGCGTCCCGGAGGACGTCCGAAGGCGGTTGCTAAAGAACGCGAAAAAGAAAGCCGCAAGGATCTACAACGCGAAGAACCCGGAGAACCCGGTGGGGAGGTACAAGTAATCGACGAAGAGGGCTATTTGGCTCTTCACGGCGCCGGGCGCCAGGACATTGGCGAAGCGGCCTTGCACAAAAATATCGGAACCGGAAAGGCGAAGAAAAAGCTCGTCGACGCCCAGGCCAAAAAAGATAATGCGCTGATCGAGAAAAGAGAACGGTTGCGCAAAGAGTATAAGGCCAAAGTCGAAAGCGGCGAAATCAGACCCCCCACAAGGGACGAGCGCCTGGCCAAGACGGCGGCCGGGCACCCGGACAATGAGGCGACGCAGGCGGCCAAAAGGCTTCTCGAAAAGAAAGCCAAACCTAAACCAAAAATCTTTTCCGCAAAAGTAACGGATTCCAAACCGGGACCCCCAGGCAAGTGGGATACGAAGATCACCGTCAAGGGCAACGCCAAAACCAAGAAGATCCTTCACAAAAATCCGGACCTTCACCTGGACTCCGGCGCCGTCGAGCGCGAAAAGGACGGCACCTTCACGGCCACGCTCTGGGACGAAAACCTCGGGGTCACGATCGAGCTGCCCGGGTATATGTATGCGGAAGATGCCAAAAACGACCGCCATGCCGTCGAAATGGGCCAAAACAACCTTTCGGTCGAGGGAATAGTCGATCGCACACCGCCCGAAACGGCGGCCCCGCCGGCCGAATCGCCAGAACCGGCGGTGGCACCAGGCCCCCTCAGCCAACGCACAATAAAAACCCTGCTTTCATTCCCTCCGGAAATGAGGGTTCATCCGACCGGTCCGAGTTTGAAGGATTTTCGCCAGAATATCCTTGAGGAGCTGACCGGAACGAAGCCTCCGAAATCGAAATCCGGTGCCGGCGCGGTCCGCGATGCAATTCTCAAGGCGGCCGGGATCAGCAAAGAGGGCAAGGCCCCCGTCGAATACGAGCGCGAGGCGGTCGAGTGGCTTAAAAGCCAGGTCGGATTTGCCTCTGCAAGGAAGGTTTTAAAACCGCGAGAGATCCGTTTCCTCGCCCAGAACACCGAACGGGGAAGAGAGGGGGAAACCCTCCAGGTCATTTTCGAGATATCCGAAGACGGCAGAAAGGCCCGGATCCGCAACGCGCGTCCGTCGGTACACCCCAACGCCATCCACTACTCGGACGAAACCACACGCATTATTTTATTCGAAGAGCTCACAGGCCTCAAGGCCTTTAAGGATAAAAAACTCGCCTGGATCGATATCGGCAAAATAAAGACCGCCCTCGATAAAGCGGGCGTAAAATATGAAACCGTGATGTCGGATGATCCGGCCGCGGCCGCCCGCGATCGGATAGAGCGGATCGCCGAATTCCGCAAACAGTTCCCCAAAAAGCGCAAGGCCGAATTTGAAGGGGAGATGATAACGTTTGCCGAGGAGGGCAAAACCCTTGGGCGCCAGGTGGGGAGATTGCTCGGCGACATAAAAAGGGTGATGATTAAGCCCGAAGGCAAAAAGGGAACGACCTACCTGCCAGACAACAGGGCCATCGAATTTACCTATGCGATCGTCGAGATCGACTCCCTGGTAACGTCCAACGACAACGATCTCAGGGAAAACCCGGCATTCCCGAAAGAGCTTCAGCCCAGGGACCGGGACCGCAAGGGGGCGGAGCTCCAGGTCGTCACGATAGACAAGACGCTGAACCCGGAGAGAATGGGAGAGTCCAAAACCACTTCTCACGGTGCCCCCATTGTGGGGAATGACAGCCTTGTCGAATCCGGAAACGGCCGCACGATCGCCATACGCCGGCGTTACGATCGTGGCGAAAACGACGCATACCGCGATTGGGTCGTTGAGAACGCGGAAGAATTCGGGCTGAACCAGGACGCCGTGAGCGCCATGGAAAAGCCCATACTTGTGCGGGTGCGGACCACCGAGGTCGACCGCCCTAAGTTCGTCGAGGACGCCAACCGCAGCGAAGTCGCACGGATGAGCCCGACCGAGCAGGCCCGGGCCGACGCCCGCAACATAGACGACGCCGACCTGGCCACATTCCGCCCGTCTGAGGAGGGGAACATTGCGGCGGCCTCGAACCGTGGCTTTATCACCCGCTTTGTCGACAAAATGGGACCGGCGGAGGCGGCCGGATATCTGACCGAGGATGGGCGCCACACAAAGCAGTTGATCGACCGGGTGCAGGCCGCGCTTTTCTACAAGGCATACGAGGACGACAGCCTCATCTCCCTGATGGCGGAAGAGGCGGACACAGAGATAAAAAATATCTTGAACGCCCTGACCGTGGCCGCCCCGAAGTTTGTGCAGGCTCGCGGAGCACGGGAGGATCTGGGCGGCTACCCGGTCATAGAGAACATTGCGGCGGCCGTTAAGATCGTCCGCAAAACCCGGGTCCTGAAGACGTCGGTACCGAACTTCTTTCAGCAGCAAGGGCTTTTCGAACAGGTGCCGGAGGAAATAAAAAACCTGGCGCTCGTCATATACCAATACCGGCGGAGCGCAAAAAGGCAGGGCGTGTTTTTTAAGGAGATCGCCCGGGGCCTGGTCAATTATTTTAAAGAGACAAGCTCTTTAACCTTGCCAGGGATGGAACATTCTGATATAGATATCCCGTCCCTAATAGAAAAAGCGTTTGCAAAAGCGGAGGACCTTTATGGCACGGAAGAAACCTCTCAGCGCCAAATCTTTGACAAACAAGCTCGCTATGAAAGCTATGCAGAAGGCCAACGCGCTCGACGTGGACGAACCGAAAGCGAAGTGGCCGAGGAAACCGGAGCTCCTCCCGGATACACCCTCGAAGACTCCGAAGACTCCTACGACGAAATAAAAGAGGCCACCGCGCCGTATGGCGGGTGGATCAGCGCCCTCGACAAACCCCAACGAAACGCCCTCAACCGATCGATCCGCGGACGCGAAGATCCGGCCGGCATCAGAAAATGGCTCAAGAAGATGGCGGGCTCCCCCTGGGAGCGCGAGGCGATCCGGTCCCTGCTCGCAAGCCAGGCCATAAAAGAGCTCATCGCCGGCAAGGAGCCGAAGTTCGACTCCCCCATGGACGCCCCGTCCATGAATGTCCTGCGCGAGTCCTTGTTAAGGAATGGCGAAAAAGCCGTCTGGCAGCGCCTTTATACCCACGGCGCCCTGGGTCACCCCTCAAAACCGTTAAACCCCATCAACGGATCGTTTGTGGATTGCCGCCCGAGCCCGTTCTGCGCCGGGGATTGCTATGCCACCAGGGGCCGCAGCTATCCCGCAAACTACGCAAAGCCCGAGCTGATCAACATCGCCCTTTCCATCGATCCCGCGAAGACGGCCGAAATAATTGCCGGGGAATACAAGGCGACACTGGAATACCACCTGGAAAAGGCCCTGCGCATGTTCGACACCGGCGATGGCAGCTCGCTTTGGATACCCTTTGTGAACAGATTAAACAGTCTCGGCGTCCGGGTGCAGATGTTTTCAAAAAAACCGGAATTGCTGAGACAGATATCGGATACGAACCTCCGCCTTTTATCGATCGACAAAAGTAACCTTGAAGTGGCCGAGGAAAACCTTGACCTTCCGATAGCTTTCCTATATAGTGGTTCGGAAGATTTGGCCTTCCTGGAGACGCAAAAAGACCGGTACAAGTCTCTTGGCGGGGTTATTCTTCCTCTCAAAATCGGTAAAAGATTACTTAAGAAAAAAGAGCTCGCCGCCCTGCCAGATTGGGCGCTAAAGCATTCTTGCCCGATAGACACCGGGGCCAAAAGGGTAGGCGATTGGAATTGCACCCGGTGTGATGAAAACGGCGGACTCGGCTGTTTCCACAAAAGCGTATCGGCCAAGGTTCTCGCTCAGCTTGGCGACGATCCCCTCACAGAATCCGGGATCGCGGGCCAGGTCGACGAACTTAAAGAGATAGCGGAGGGCTTAGACGATGAAGCAAGACAGGACTTATTTGAGGAACTGGCTGTACTCTTATCTGCGATACGGAAAGGCAGCGACCCCGGAGCAGAAAGCACAAGCAGTAAAAGGGCTGAAGAAGATCTTAAAGAGGCAGAAAGAAGCACGTACAGACGCGGCGGCCTCGCCAAGATCGACACTTGGCTGAATGTTGAGGAGTCGTTAGATTTATTCGGCCAGCCCGGACCCGGCCAAAAGGAATTGTTCGATGTTCCAAAAGGTCCACAGTCTAAAAAATTACCGCAAAAGAAAAAGGTCAAGGCTGAACCCACTCAGGCCCAGATCAATCTTTTCACAGGCGAGCAGGACAACCAGATCCAAAAGGGGTTGTTTAGCCCATTTCCCAAGGGCAAAAAACCCGTCTTCAAACCTGTACCCATCTCCAGTAGAATACAAGGCGCCACAAGACGGACCCGAATGGGTACGACCGGACACATCGGCGGTTCGGGCCTTGTGGCAAAAACTCCCGACGAAGTAGCATCCCTCCTATCACACATCCGCAAACACGCCCAGGAGTACGCCTATACCGTCACGACCGACGAAAACGGCACGATCCTTGAGATCCACAAATACTCAAAGGGCCAAAAGGGCCTCGCTAAAATCAATGCAATAGAAATGGCCGGTCACGCCCTGAACACAGAGGGCGCGTCCAAGGTCTGGTTTGTCCACCAGCATCCATCCGGGGTGCCCGAGGCGAGCGACGACGATTACGATATCACCCGGGTGGCCAGCGACATCCTTTCCTTGAGAGGTATCGACTTTAGCGCGATTATTATCGGCGGAACCAAGTGGTCCGGAGTTCCTCCTTATGAGTTTGATGTGGATGTTCCGATCGAGCCGATAGTCCGCAAGCAAAAGCTCGCCGTGAAAGAGCGCCTTTTCACCGCCGGGAAGCCGGGACCGGTCATAAACAACTCCGGGCTCGCAAACGCGCTGATAAGAGAAAAATACGGCGGCCAGGAAGGTTTTATCTTCCTTGACTCGAAACTGCACGAACTTGGATTTCTGCCATGGCCGAAAGGCGAGAAGATTAAAGAGGCGGCCGCCCAGGTTGTTGCCGCCGCCGAACACCTGAACGCCACGGTTTATGTGCCGAGCCTCAACCGCCCCCTGGCATACAAGAACAGGGCCGAATTCATCGACGGCCTCATCCAGAATTTGCAACTGCGCGGCCTTCAGATAATGGATCTTCTGGAGCAGGGCATGTCCCACGCGGATGCCGGATCCCTCAGAAGGATAATCGGACAGGATATTTTGGAAGGAAAACAACCGCCGAAAGAGGCCTTCGAGCCGCTGAAGTCAAACGATCCCCTGTACGCCACCAAGAGAACCGTTGCCGCCGCCGGTCTCACCCTCCAGGACATCCAAAAGGCCTTCTCTAAAGCCCGCAACGTAAATGTCGGTCTCTCCAATGACGGCTCGGTCTGGGTCCGGATCCGGGGCGGTGAAGGTTTTCAGATAGGATTTGTCGATCGAATCAACTTCGACGAGGTTGCTTTTGAAACCAGATATGGGCGCGTGCTGGAGGACGGTGAATTTGCAGCCGGAAAATATCACGATGGCGTTATCGTCCTTCAAAAGGACTTTGCCGATATTCAAACCCTCTGGCATGAAGTCAACCACTTTGTTACGGACAAATACCTCAACAAGACCGACAACGGTGTCCTGAAAGCCTCGTACAGGCGCTTGTACGGAAAAGACAGGGGATACGATCCCTCCCAGGAGGATATCGCCGAATTCGTCGGATCCGCCCTGGCAGAACGCGCAAAACACCGGGGCACGACCCTCGGAAGGGTGATCCAGAAGATAGCCGACTTTCTCGACGGCCTTTTGAACGTGCTGAAACCGACGGCGCGATCGGTGCTGAGATCCTACGAAACCGGGAAGGTTTTTGAGCGTACGGCAACGCCGGGGGCGGCGATGGGGTCCGCATTTCAAAAGACCGCCCAACGCTGGTACTCGCAGATGGAGGGGTTTTTATCTTCCAAACTTCCAAACAAAGGCACCGGCAAGGGATACGCCAATACTATTCAGGCCTGGGCAAAGAAGGGCCTGATAAAACCCGAGGAGCTGGAGTGGTCCGGGTTGATCGAGTGGCTGCAAACAACCGATTTCCAGAAGATCCACGACCAGCAAGCAACCGCTGAAAGCATACGCTCCCAGAAAGAGTTTGATCCCCTCGGCATTATCAAGGGTGAATATGACGTTAAATCTCCCAGGGGCGGCCAGGTTGCCAAAAAGGATGTTCTTGACTTTTTGCGGGAGAACAATGTGCGGATTGAGGAGGTTGAGAAGGGTGGTCGGCGACCCCCCGACAAAAGCTCTTTTCAGATGGTTGAAGAAGGCCTTCCCGGATACGAGCTAAGAGAAAATGCGCCCGGGGACTATTCCGTTTACAATGCGGAGGGCGAAGAAACAACCCATAGATACGAAGACCCGTTTGAAGCTGCAACCGAAGCGTTTGAAAATGTTGGCGAATCCATTGCAGATCCCGAAACAGGCACCAAATTTTCCCAACACACCCTCCCGGGCGGAGAGAACTACCGGGAATTGTTGCTGACGCTGCCGGAGCGTGAAGTCAAAAAACCCAATCCGAACCTATTGAAAGTCTACGGCCCGGATTCACCTGTGACGAAATTTGAACAACCCTACACCTCCGCCCATTGGGAAGAACCCAACGTCTTGGCCCATGTTCGATTTAATGAACGCACGGACGCCGAGGGCCGCAAGGTGCTGTTCATCGAAGAATTGCAATCCGATTGGCACCAAGAGGGAAGGAAGAAGGGGTATAAAAAAGGCAAGCATAAGTTTGCAGGATTAACCGACGAACAAAACCAGCGCCTTGATGAGCTTTGGGCGAGATTTGAGAGCGGAGCTGTAACGCCTGAAGAGCGCGTTGAATATAACAACCTTGTTGACCTGAGAACTCGCCCAGACGACGAGGCGGCGCAGATGGATCGCGTCCCCGACGCACCCTTCAAAAAGACATGGCCCCTACTCGCCATCAAGCGCATGGTCCGCTACGCCGCTGAAAATGGATTCGACGCGATCGGGTGGACCCCGGGGGAGGTACAGGCAGAACGGTATGATTTGAGCAAGCATGTCGATTCGATAGTGGTTGAGCCAAGGACCGATAACGAAGTGGCTTTTTCGGCCATCAAAGATGGTAAAATTGTTATCCCCGAAGGTGGGAATATCTTACGGGTAAAGCGAGACAAATTATCCGACTATATTGGCAAAGAGGCTTCAGAAAAAGCCCTTGGACACATAGACAGAACCGGAGCCAAAACCGTACTAAAGGGCCTTGACCTCAAAGTCGGCGGCGAAGGCATGAAAGGCTTCTACGACAAGATCCTGCCTTCAGCCGTGAATAAGTTCTTCAACAAGAAGGCGTGGGGCAAGGCGAAGGTTGGGGAGACGAAAATACCCGATATGTCAATGGAAGATCCTCGCTATCCTTGGGGGGATAAGGAAAAACAGATCTATTCGGAGGTTGCGGGAAAAGAAGTCTGGACCCTCCCCATAACCCCCGAGATGCGCCACAAGGCCATGTATGAGGGGATGCCGCAATTTGAAACCAAAAAGCTCTCACAGCACAACCTCCCCATACCCTTCACCAAGGAGACCGCCGAGCGGGCCGCTCAGATCCTCAAAAAGAAGGTCGAGCGCCAGGGCAACATCGGCGGACTGAAAGTATCGGTCGCCGACGAGGCTGCCGCACTCGCCAAGCCCGGCGAGCCTGCAGCGGCCCACGATAAAAGAGTCAGGGGCGCCCACAACCTGGAGCGCGATTCCTTGTCGGTTTTGGAGGCTATAAACGCGGTTTTTTCAAGAGAGGGCCTCACGCACAAGGGCAAGCAAGACCTTTCCTATTTCGGCGATCTGATTACGTCTATACCGTCTTTTTTCAAGGACAAGATCCACGCCGTGCGCTCGATGTTCAACGCCACCCAGGAGCGCCAGGACGATTACCACGAAAACGTGTTTCACCTGGAAAACCACGACGACCGCAACGTCGGCACCGCGTTCGCCGCGCTGCGAAAGTCCGGAAGGTCCGCGTTCAAAGAGGTCCAGGACTACCTTATAGAAAGAGACCGCAACAACCTCGGGTACCGGGTGAAGGAAAACACCGAGATAGAAAAATTTGAGGTTTACGGTCCCGACCAGAAAATGGTGGACTTTTTCAACACCGAGACCGAGGCGGTCGAAAAGGCCCTGCAGTTTGAGGCCGAGGATCTGCGGAAAAGCGGATACGATCCCGGGCAGGTCGACGCCATCATGGCCTTCAGGATGTCCACCAACAAGGGCTTTGACCTTCTGTTCGAAGCCATGAAACGCCTCCTGGAGGCAGCGCCCGAAACGCAGATACCGATCGTGAAAGACGGCAAGCCGGCCCACGTCAACCTCCGGGAAGCCATGGCCATCATGGGCGATATGCGCGGGTTTTACTTTCCGAGGATCCGGCGCCGGGGAAAGATTGTTCTCACGGCGACCAAAAAGGGCGAGGACAGCATTCTTGAAACATTCAACCTTGAGTCCGCAATGAAAGTGGCCCGGGCCAAATACAGAAAACAGGGCTACAAGGTCACGACCTCAAAATCAAAACAGCTCGGCGAGGACGTGTTCGAGCTCTCCGGAGAGCTGATCAAAACCCAACAATTGGTCAACGCTGCGCTCGACAGGGTTGGGGCCGCCGTGTCCGCCGCCGGCAAAGAGGATATCGAGTCGATCATAAAGTCAACCGAGGACATCTTCGCAACCGCCCTGGCCGAGCAGATCGCAAACGTGATCCGCGAACGCGGAAGCCGGGTTCACATGACGCGCCGGGCTGCAGAATATTACAAGGGCTTTGAGGAGGACCCCCAGATCGCCATCGGTAAATACATCCAAAGCCTGGCCGGCGGACATGCCAAGCGCCGGATGATCATAAAGATGCTGCGGGCTTTCACCGGGACCGAAACGACCTGGAAGGATTTCAAGGAAGAAAACCCGGATGCGGAATATGAAGACTACCGGGCGCATGTCAAAGAGATGATGATCGATCAGCGCGAACAGCCCAATGCCTTTAAGTGGGGCAAGGCCTATATCGCCGAGACGACCCGAAACCGGGAATTCGCCGATGAGGTTGTCGGAACGGTCAAGGGCCTGGCGGTGGCCAAATATCTGGCCTTCAGGGTCTTTTCGGCGCCGCTTGTCAACCTCACGGCCCTGGCCACGTCCGTGCCGGCATCGATGAAGGGTGTTGGGATCCCGCTCAGAAAAACGCCTGCGCTTTTAACATCGGCCATAAACAAATACCGAAAGTATAAATTTGGCGGAAAAGTGTCCGCCGGCGACCGGTGGGTTTTTGATACGATCAAGGGAAAGGGGTGGGACCACCCGCAATTCAACTCTGAATCGCTGTCCGTTTTAAGGTCCCGGCTCGGCCGGGGGTGGGACAAGGCTCTCGAAGTTGGAATGTTCACGTTCTCGGAATCAGAGCGCCTGAACCGGGTTGCCACCATCGCAGCGACATATCAGGGGTTGCGGGATCTCAAAGCGAATAAAGGCAAGTCCCGGGGCGAGCTGATCGAGATGGCCAAACAGGCCTCCGACGACTCCCACGGCATATATAATAAAGGAAACCATCCGTATCTTGCCCTGGGGGCCAACCCGGCGGCACAGATCGTGCGAATGTTCTACGTGTTCAGGACTTTCAGCCACACCTATTTAATGAACATGAAAAAGCTCGGCTTCGAACAGAAAGACTATGCGGCATTGTCCTACCTCCTGGCATCGCCCGCGATCCTGGCCGGCGGCGGGGCCACCGTGCTTGCGCCGATAATTTCGGCGATATTGAAGGGCGTGGGCGTCGACGAGCCGGAAGAAGGGGCCTATAAAAAGATCGGCCAGAGCTTCGGCCCTGGTGCCGAGCGCCTTGCGCGGTTCGGCCTGGCCGGCGCGGCCGGGTTCTCCATCAAGGGCTCCCTGTCTATCGGGATCGGAGACCTCCCGACGACGCCAAAGGATATTCTGGGGGCACCGGGCAGCGTTATTTCGGACATATTTTTGAGGGGCATTCCGTCGGTTGCAAGGGGCGATGTTTCAAAAGGGTTTGAAAAAATCCTTCCCACAGGATTCGGAAACACGCTCCGGGCGCACAGGGAGCGAACGGCGGGCCTTACGACGCGGACAAACGCGCCGGTATTCTTCGGACCGAAACCGGTCAAGCTGACGATCCCGGAGACATTTTACCGGGCATTGTCCTTGAACCCGGCGCGGATCGCCACCATCCAGGAGGTCCGCTGGAACGAAACCAAACTTCGGCGGACATACGCCGAGCGACGCAGCGATATTTACAACCGGATAAGAAAGCACATTGTCTCCGGGGGTAGCGCAGAGGGATACGCGGAGATCCTGGCGGACATTTACGAATACAACGAGCGGGCGATCCAGAAAGAACAGACCCCGATCACCAGAAAAACAATCAAGGCGAGTCTCCGCAGGGCCTTCCGGCCAAGCAAGAGGGAGCGCCGGCGCAAAACGGGCCTCCAGGCGCGGATCGAAAACCTCCGCAAGGTCGCGGGCCGGTTGAGGGCTCAGGGTGAAACCCCGTCGAGAATGAAGAGAATACGGCAGATCGAAAGCAAGATAGCCGGGCTTATAGAACAAACCTAATACGAGGAGAATGATCATGAGAATAGTGGGAGAGAGAGAATACCAAAAAGCGTTCACCGTAACAACGTCCGCCCAGGACGCGCTCGCTGAACTAAAAAACCCGAGAAATATTTTGATTCAAAACAACCACACGTCGGCCATTGTTTATGTAAACCTGTCCGGCGATGCGTCCTACGCCTTGGACTTTACGAGCGGGGGGACCACCGAGATCGCCGTTGGCGATACGATAGAGGGCGAGACCGGCGGGGCGACGGCCAATGTTTTATCGGTCACGCTGACATCAGGCACCTGGGCCGGCGGAAACGCGGCCGGCGTTCTTTACATTGATACACAGGTCGGAACCTTCCAGGCCGAAACGCTAAAGGTCGGGGCCAACCTGAACCTTGCGAACATTACCGCCGATTCATACGCCAAGGGCATGTTCAAGATACCGGCCGGCGGGTCATTCGAGCGGAATATGGTCCGCAACGCGGTGAGCGTTATGGGAAGCGCATCAAACAACCTGGTCACAGTGGCCGAGGGGAGGTAAGTCATGGGAAGTTTTAATGGATCGATAGGGCTGCTACCCCCGAGCGATGTGGCCTACAATGCGAACACCTGGGACGCAAACCTTCAGGCCGCAACCAAAAACGCGGTCCGGGACCAGATCGAGGCCATAGCGGCCGTTTATGCGCCTATTGGCGCCACCTACCTCACGCAGACCGCCAGTGCAACCCTCACAGGTGAGCAGGCCATGGGCGCCCTGGGGACCGGGGCCGTATGGAATACGACCACGACCGGGGTACAATCCATCAACGCGAATTTGACTTCAATTGGAGGTCTGACTTTCGCGGCCGGCGTGATCATATACGGAACCGGTGTGGGGACGACCGCGGCGCTTGCCGCCGGCGCGACCACCGAGATTCTGGTGGGCGGCGGGGCCGCAGCGCCCGTCTGGACCACCGCAACCGGGACCGGCGCTCCTGTAAGGGCCGGAAGCCCAACACTGACAACGCCGGCGCTCGGAACGCCCTCCGCGCTTGTGCTGACAAATGCGACCGGATTGCCGTTGACCACAGGCGTAACCGGGACATTGCCCGTTGGCAATGGCGGAACGGGCACGACCAGCCTCACCGATGGCGGAATTTTGGTCGGAGCCGGTGCCGGGGCGATTGAGGTTGTTGCGGTCGGACTTACGACTCAAATTCTTGTTGGTGGCGGAGCGGGCACGAATCCAGCATGGGGAACAGACTTGCCCACAGCGGTAACAATCGGAAGCGCTTATGTTTACCGCGCTGGTGGTACGGATGTTGCGATTGCAGATGGCGGAACGGGCGCAGGAACGGCGTCAACCGCTTTTGACGCCTTATCGCCTATGACCACGATAGGAGATCTCATCTATGGCGGTGCATCCGGAACCGGAACAAGGTTGGCCGCCGGCGCGACCACCGAGATCCTGGTGGGCGGCGGGGCCGCAGCGCCCGTCTGGACCACCGCAACCGGGACCGGGGCGCCGGTGAGAGCCGGAAGTCCGACGCTTTCAGGGACGATCCTTTGTTCTGATGGAACCATTCAGAGGGCAAATTTCCTTGATTGCGGTGTGATCACGCAAGCCCTGGGCGATCTTGGCGGCGGCACCGACGATATTGATTTGGAATCAGGCAACTCGGTTTCGGCCACAGTATCGACCGGTGCGGAAACCTTTACGTTCAGCAATCCTACCGCCTCAGATGAACTTTGCGGGTTCAGCCTTCAGCTTACAAACGGCGGCAGCCAGACGGTGAACTGGCCGGCGTCAGTTGATTGGGAGGACGGGACCGCACCGACGCTTACGGCGAGCGGGGTTGACTGGCTTGCATTTTGGACGATCGACGGCGGAACGACCTGGCACGGGAAGGCGGTGTCTTTAGACAGCAAATAAGGATTTTAAAATGAACGGAATCAAAAAAGATACCTGGCTGAGAGTAAGCGACCCGAAAGACCGCGACGCGCTCCTGTTTGATATGCTCGAAGGAATTGACAAAAGCATACAAAACAAATTCCAGGTCGGCGAGGACAGATTTGAGGCCGTCGAAAAAAGCCATACAGACCTTGCCAAGCGCTTTGACCGCCGCAAAAAATGGGATACGGCGGCGGCGGCCGGCGGGGGGGTCGTAGGTGGTGCAACAACCATGGCCGGCATGCTGTTTGCAAGGGTGCTCGGGTGGATTAAATGAGTCTTGATAAGGTCCAATTCAGAGAACTGATCGAAAAAACGCTGATCGAGATCGATAAGCATTCCGAGGCGTCCGTGAATCTGTTGTTGGGGACCGCAGCCCAGGAGTCAGGTTTCGGTACGTATATAAGACAGATCGGCGGCGGGCCGGCCCTGGGCGTCTTCCAGATGGAGCCAAACACCGAGGCGGACATCTGGATGAACTATCTGCTTTATCGGCGCGAGCTATTGTCCCATATCAAGCGCCTTGCCGGGCTGGAGGCAGCGAACGCCTGGCACCTGGAGGGCAACTTGATCTATCAGATCATCATGGCGCGGGCTCATTACCTCCGGGTTCATGAAGTGCTTCCGCCGGCCGATGATATCGAAGGCCTGGCCCGGTACTGGAAGCAATATTACAACACGCCCCTGGGCAAGGGCACGGTTGAAGAGTTTGAACGGAATTATTTGCGCTATGTCACGGGGGGATAAAATAAAACACATAAAACCCGGCGGAAGGAAGGTTTAAAGTGAAGAAGGTTAGGATTTTTTTAATAGCTGTTTTATTCGTATTGTTGGCCGTTCCTGCAATGGCCCTAACGGTAGGCGACATTGATTTTTCTCTCGTTCCTTACAGGGGGGAGCTTGATAAAAAGACAGAAAATGATCTGACCGTATTGACCCATAGATATCCCGATGAGTCCATAAAAATAGTTCAGGTCTTGGGGAACCGACAACCACCGTTTGGGTTTCATGTCCGGGGGGTTCGGTATTTAAAAGACGGTGTTTTGACTGTTTATATGCAAGAGGTCCCAAATGGACCTTATGTTTTAACGGCCATCTCTGACCCAAAAAAGATCGAGCGGATCACAAATGAACTGTTGGGATATATCAAAAAGGAATAATCGCTGAATGATCACGAACAGGACCAGGCAATAATATGGCTGTATCGGTTTGTCTTCAGATTTATTGCCGCCATTGGCCTTGTTGCGCTCCTTTTTACGATACTAATTTGGCTTGAACTTCTGACAAAATAGGAGAATCAAAATGGACTGGAAAAGCGTAGGCAAAACCATTGCCAATGTAGCGCCCATTCTCGGGACGCTCATAGGAGGCCCGATCGGCGGTGCGGCCGGCACTGCGATCAAGCTGCTTACAAGCGCTCTGGGGGTTGAAGGGGACGCGACGCCCGCTGCGATCCACAAGGCCATAGAAGCGAACCCGGAGGCCCTGGCAAAGGTCCGGATCGCTGAGATCGAAAACAAAACCGAGCTCCAGAGGCTTTTAGTCGAATCCCAAAGGCTTGATGTGCAGAGGGAGACCTCTGCCCTGGCCGAAGTGAACGCCACCATGAGGGCTGAAGCCAAAAGCGAGCATTGGGCGCAGTGGATGTGGCGACCTTTCAACGGGTTTATGTTCGGGTTGAGCATGTTCGGGGTGTATTTCGTTCTTCCGCTTCTCAAAAAGACTATTCCCGAGGTCCCCTATCTGGTATGGGTGGCCTGGGCGTCCGTCCTGGGTGTAACGACATGGCACCGCGGAAAACAGAAGCGGATCCTGGCCGGCGAAACCGGCGGTTTAATTGATAAGATCAAGGGTGCGCTGAAATAATCTATTTCACGTGACACATTACGTAAAAGCAATAGGCCGGATCAGGATCGATCCGGCCTAAGTGTTTGATTTTATATGGTCGGGACGGCTGGATTTGAACCAGCGACCCCAGCGTCCCGAAAATTGTGTTCTATGTTTTATCTTGCTTATTTAATTAAATATAATTGACGGACAAAAATGTGACACATTTAATGTGTCACAAGCCGAGAGACGGGATTCGATTAATTGCTTGCCTAAGCCTTTCTACGTCTTGGGGTGTTTGGATGTTTTGTTTTTTGCGGCGCTCTCTGCATGCTCTGATATTGTCAATATTTCTTGGGATTGCCCCGGGGCCGCCATGCGCAGTCAGGGCAATATTAAAATCTTTGCAGGTAAGCAGAGCCTTTTCAAACACGTTTATACCGCCCATCCCGAACAGGTGAAGCCGCATGTGCTTATCGTGAAAATATTTACTGTAAGCCAGGAGTTGGCCAATTCCGGCCTTCCAGTGGGAAACTTTCTTCACTTCGATAATTTCATCGGGAGTCAAGATGTCTATGCGGCCAACTTTGACTTTGAATTCGGTTTGTATCTCTCCGGGACTATATTTCCCTCGCAATTGTCGGGCCAGACTTTTGCATGCGGTTGACTCTGTGATCTTCTCTGGCTGTTTCCGAGCAGACAACTTATTATAGCCCAACAGGTTAATAAGATCATTCCTTGCCCTTGCCTTCTTCTCAGCGTCGATGCCTTTTCCAAAGTAATCAACCTTGTATTCAGGCGGCGGGTTCGGGTTCAGGTACTTTGCAATCCAATAACCGTCTTTTCTAAGATGTACACTCATGAATCTTCTTCTATCATTAAAGGTGGTAACTTTTCAACAACCGATTGAAGCAAATCTTTGTTTGTATGCTGATAAATTCCGGCGGTCGTTTCAACCTGGCTATGGCCGAGTATCTCCGACGTTGATTTGAGGTCTGCGCCGTCGGACAAAACGCCGGTGGCGAAAGCATGCCTGCAATCATAGGGCCGAAGCCGGCGCGTGATCCCGGCGCGGCGCTTGGCTGCATTAAATGACTTCGATATCCGCTTCACCGGACTTCCTTTATAATAGATCAATTCTTCCGGGGCCTTTTCTTTTTCATCCTCTGCGAGCCACCCTTTCAATAATACTTTGAATTCCGGATGTAGCGGAACAATACGTTTTTTAGGTCCGCCCTTTGAGGCTGATATGACCAGGATCGTACCGGCGTCAAAATCTATCGCGGTGCGTTTCAGGCTTAAAAGCTCGACCTGGCCGGGGCGCAGGCCCGTATAGTATGAAATGATCAGTGCGCGTTTTAGGTGATCGGCGGCATGTTTTATAAGGTCGCGGGTTTCCTTTAGGGTCGGTGGCGGTATTATCGCGTCGTCGCGGGCTGGTTTTTCATATCCAGCCAGGGGATTTGCGTTGATATATTCACGCTTAACAGCCCAATTCAAGATGGTGATTATGTCCGTGACCTCCCGGTGAACGGTAGTCCGTTTGACCATGCGGGGGCGGCCGCTATCGTCAACTATGGGTTTCAACGTGGGGTTGTTCTTTGTACCTGTACGAACATAGAGAGGCGTTTCAAGGCGCTTTTGGACATACTTGTCTATTCGGTCGGGTGTGAGCCCCGGGGCCATTATGTGGCCTATTTCGGGCAGAATGATGCCCTTTAGTTTATAGGATAAGGCCTGGCCGGATGTGGGGCGCATCGAAGAGGTCTTTGCCTGAAGGTATGCCTGGGCAAGTTCTTTGAATCTGGGAGATTGTGCGGGCGGGGTACGACGTTTGTACGGCCGGAGGCCTAATTCGTCATTTCGCCTACGGGCTTTTTTCTCGCCCTCAAGCCCTTTACCGAAAAATTCAACAATGAAGTCCGGGCCGGTTTTGTCCCGGTTGCGATATTTGACGATCCAGTAGCCGTCTTTTCGGAGATGGACTGACACTGTTTACCTTTTCAAAACAAACCAGACGATCCCGCCCACCACCAGGGCAATGGTACATTGTATCGTTAGCAGGCCGGTGTTTACGGAGCCCATTTTTCCCGGATGGTTTTGAAACAACGGCGGCTCAAGTATAAAGCTGTATCCCATATTTTGAGCGCCGATTTTTGGATGTGTAAAATGAAACGGGGGAAACAACAGCATCAATATAAGGACTCCGGCTACAACAAATAATACCTTCTTTTGATTTTTGTTCATCATTTCTTTTCCCTCGTCGTGGTAATTTTATTTGAATTTGTGAGTAGCCAAATAGAATATGATTGCCGTTATCAAAAAACCTGTTATGCCCAACCCTAAGAAATCAACGATCCAATCAAAATTTAGAATTACCAAAAGCGCAGCGCTCACCATTATTATTTTGATAATCACCGTGTTCCTTCCGGCTTCCCTATCTAAATTTTACGAAATAAACACGCCTTTCTCCATTTTCAATCCTCCACGTTCGCCGCCCGCCTATTCTGGCGGGCCGTGATCTTTTCTTTTTATTAATTTTAGTTCACCATTTTTCCCTGAAAGGATTCTTGCGCTTTGTGCGGCAGCCTCTAAAGCGTTTTCAGCGATGTTGATGGCCCCATCGTTCCCGGAATCAAACACCTCTTTTAGCTTTTTGGCAGCTGTTATCACCCTGTTGTCGGGCTGAAGATCATCGCCGAAAAAAAGACATTTAGCACCGGTTATACCGCAGAGCTGAGCGGCCTTTTCTTTGCCCCACAAATAATATTCAATCGTTCTTCCTGTATAAAGACTCACGGCTATTACATATTCTATTGAAGGGTTTTGTTTTTTTTTGCCATGGACGTTGCCCGCAACGTTTGCCCGAACCTTTATTTTTCTTGCCATTTCAGCGGGAGATAACCCTCTAAAATCATTTTCGATGCGCTCGCGGATGGCATCAAAGTCTAATTTGAGATCAATTTTTTTCATAACACATGAATTTTATGCTTGACAAAATTCAGTTGTTATGTAACAACCGGTATAACATTTAATCCAACAGCACGCCAAGGGGAGGCCTCATGCCTGAACAAACCCAAGCGATTTCGGATCTGCCGGAAGATCGGAAATCATCAATACAAGAACATGGGGAACCCAGAGCTTATACTCTTCAAGGATTTCGGCATCTATGCGCTTATGTGCGACGACCTCAAGATAAATCGGATGTGAATTATCAATTTTTGAGCATCGCAGATAAAGTAAATATCTCGACTCTGTGGAAAATATTTTACCGCAAAATTGCTCAAGGAGTCCGAAGTATGGGCTGTCGGGCAAAACATTGAGCACAACGCTATATTTTTCTCTGTCCATACCACACAACCAATATCACAAATGTAGCAAAAGGTACAAATCAAAATGAGCGCACAAAACAGACTGGCAGTTGAAGAGCTTAAAAGCCTCGGTTTCCCGATTGTCAACATCCGGCGAGCGATGCCGAAATTAACCGGAACATCGCAACAACGGGTTGCCGACAAGATTGGGCTTTCCCGGGTATCGATCGGCAAATACCTGGACGGTCGGCGGAATAAAGAGGCTGTCAAAGTGAAGATCGCCGAATATTGGGACGTGCCTGTCAAAGAGCTTTTTCCGGATTGTGACAGTAAAAAAGAATAAAGGAAGCCCGATGGCATCTGACAAAGTTTCCGTTACGTTTAAACTGGATGAAGAAGTTGCGCATTGGCTCGGTAAAACAGCCTTTAAAATCGACCGTGGAAAAAGTGAAGTCATTAGAGCCTGTATTCTCCTTGCGTTGCCGACTGTTAAAAATTTTCCAGACCTAATCGACAATATAAAATTTAAGAATCGAAATGGCAATAATACATAAATAAGATCTCAATCTTACTGCGGCATTACCAAGGTATTATCAAGGTATTACCAACATGATGTGTGCCGGCAAAGAAAAAACACATAATAGGCCGCAATAAATGGCACTTCGAAAAATCACACTCATAGAAAAACAGATCGGCATCCTTGAAGAGGCCCGGGACAAGATTGACCGGGCGATCGCTGATCTGAGGGCGACGCTTCCGGATCAACCGGAAAGGAAGGATGAGCCGGTAGAGGTTACGTTTGGAGATAAAACATTCATTATTTGAAAGGAGGTCTGAACATGCACATCTGCCCTAAATGCAACAGAGAAATGAAATGGTACGCGGTTGTCGGTTGGCTTTGCCCCGTTTGCGATCGCGATTATGAAGGCCACATTTAACCATTTAACGACCGGCGGGAAGGGTGTCCGAAATGAACAAACTACACAAAGAATTTTTACAGTGGTTGCCCTGGTTGGCGAGAGGGGCACTTGAAGTTTTGGGGCTCATTCTGGTTCTGGGCGTTTTTATCCTTTTTATAGTAGCGATCGGGAATTCTTAATGCTCGAGCTGACATCGCCAGAAACGGGGATGGCCGCGGCCACCACCGAAAACAGCGATGAGGACCTCCGCGCCATAAACAGCGATGCGAGTAGCTTTCGCTATCCGGGCGGCAAGGGTGGTGCCGGCGTCTATCAAACCCTGATAAACAACATGCCACCGCACGATGTTTATATCGAGACCCACATTGGCGGCGGGGCGGTCATGCGACACAAGAAGCGGGCCAAAATGAACATTGGCATTGACGCGGATCCGGCTGCCAGCGGCTTAACCATTCCTGGAATTATCGCAATAAATGGCGATGCCTCTGTATTTTTTAAAACCCGAGCGGGGCGAAAATCCATTAATGAAAAGACTTTTGTTTATTCGGACCCGCCCTACCTGATGGAAACCCGCAAATCCGGAAAAATATACGATTACGAGTACACGACTGAGCAACACATTGAGCTGTTGGATGTCTTAAAGTCCCTGCCCTGCATGGTGATGATCTCCGGTTATTGGTCTGAACTGTACGCCAACACGTTGGCAGAGTGGAACTCCTTTTCTTTTGAAGCTCAAACCAGGCGGGGCATGGCAACCGAATGGGTTTGGTTTAATTATCCCTGGCCGACCGAACTGCACGACTACCGGTACCTGGGCGACAATTTCAGAGAGCGCGAGCGGATAAAGCGGAAGATCAAGCGATGGGTAGCCAGGTTGGCCAGGTTGCCACAACTCGAGAGGGCCGCGCTGTTTTCGGCGATGGAGGCCTGCAACAAATGAGAAGCCCATGCGCAGAGTGCGAACACTTTTACCGGGATAAAAATGAACCGGGTTGTACCGATTGTGTCAAGCGAATCGCGTTTGCCAATAACATGGAGCTGGACAATCCGAACATCACACTTCCGATCGAGCAAACCAACTTAGGAGGGGCCGTGAACGAGAAGATAGCATCACTACAAACCAGGGTTTGCGCAAAATGCGAGATAGAGAAAGACCTTGAAAAAAATTTCCGAAAGGTCCGGGGCAACGCTCATGTCAAGACCTGTAACGCTTGCATGTCTGAAAAACTGAGTTGGGCGTCAAGAAACCGGAAGGACCGCAACCGCAAGCCGGAGACGACCGAGAAGGCCGAGGCGGCGCCGGCGGACCGAAGCGACGACTTTATTATGAAGATCGATTTTGTGGATCACAAGGAAGTGTTCAAGCTCCTGGCGGCGCAGGCCATTGAAGAGCTGCGCACGGTACCGGACCAGGCGCTTTGGGCCATTAAACAGTATGTAGCAGAAAAGGGGGCCACACCCTAAAGCCCTTCCCGCTTTGGGAGGCGGGGAGGGCAAATCCAAAAGAAAGGAGACCTATCATGACAAAAAAAGAGTCACAAACAATGAAGCAATTACAAAAGTACGTTGATGAAGGGGCTCACATTTTGGTCCCGTTTATCAAAATGTCCGGGTTGAGCGAGTTTCACGAACTTGTGCTGGACGTGCTCCTGTTGGATCCGGATCCAAAGGGGGACGACGTGTACGTTCAGGAAAAGGCCTATAAGAATAAGCCCGCAAAGCTGGCACTTACCGCAAAGGCCCTTGCCAGGCTCGGAATATGCGCGAGTGTCGAATGGGACCCAAAAGACACGCGGATAACCTACCGGGATGAAAACTATGTGGCGTACAGCGCCGTAGGATACGTGAACAAGGCCGATGGAACGCGCGTTGGCAGGTTTGCAGAGGGCGACATCGATATGAAGGTCGAGAGGAACAAGATCGAAGATGCGATGAGCCTCAAGGTTGAAACGTGGCTGGATCCCGATAATGACAAGGGAAAGTGGTTCAGGCAGATGTCCAAGGCGAGTCAGGACGGCTATGTCCGCCACAAGATAGCCGAACAGGTGAATTTTAAGGACACCCATAAACAATCTCTGGCCGCTACCAAAGCAAGGTCCAGGGTTCTCCGGGATCTGCTCGGGACAAAAAGCACCTATACCGTAGAAGATCTCGAAAAGCCTTTTGTTATGCCAAGGGTCATTCTGCGTCCCGACTATTCCGACCCGGAGGTCAAAAAACTGATGCTGGCAGGGGCAATACAGTCCGTTATGGGCGTATTCGGAGCCCCACCGGCGAGACAGATCGAGGGGCAAGCTCCGATCGAGACTGAATTTCGTACCGTTGGACCTGATAGCGGAGCGGGCGGAGAAGATCCCGACCTTAACCGGGAACCTGACGGCGACGCCCCTACGGAAGAAGAGATCCGGGGGATCAGGCGGCAGGAGTTTATCGAGTCGGACACCGAAGGCCAGCGCGAGACGCTCAAAACACTGAAAAAGCAAAAGGCTTACGACAACCCGGCCATAACGGACGAGGCGATCGATAAGTTTTCAGAACCTCACCGACTGGCGTTTTACGACAAGCTGGATGCCATGCCGGATGCCGAGGGCTCAAGCGACGATCCGTTCAGCGACAATTACCAGGACGATGATATCCCATTCTGAGAGACAGGCCCATGCGGAAAGTAAAAATCCCAAAATGGATAGTTTTGAAATACGACGTTCAACCGCCGCAGCACTTGTGCCAGCGCTGCGGAGAAAAAAGACCTGTATTTCTGCCTGCGGCGGTTGACGACTTCATTAAGCAGGGCGAAGCGTTCGCCGAATCACATAAACTTTGCAAAGAAAGGAGAAATGCAAATGAGATCAGAAAAAACAGTATTGGATGAAATTGAGCGTAAGCGCGACCAAATAGGACTTTTAAACTCTATTGTCGGAAAGGTGGAGGGCTCTTTCGGGCCGGAGAGGTCTGGCAAGATCCTGGCGGCCTGCCAGGAAGAAAGTGAAAAGTTAGGTCGTGAAATCGATGCCCTCACATGGGTTTGTAGTGCTCGCGTTTCCGGCAACAACGGCGAAAGCGAAGAATAACATCTTGGCAGGCGAGGATATAGGGTGGAGGAAGGGCGGACACAGGGCCGCCCGGTAGCCTGCCATTTATAAAGGAGGAAGCCATGTTTAAAATACTTCACACCGGCGATATTCACGCCAGGGACAAGGATATCGATGAAGTTAAAAAGTGTTTGGCTTTTATCGTCGAGACGGCAAGGAAAGAGGAACCTGGTCTTATCGTCGATGCCGGCGATACGGTTGACTCTCAGAATATCAAACTCGACTCGGCGTCCGCCAAACTGATTTTTGAAGTGTTTTCACAATTGGCGGATATCGCGCCCGTTGCGGTCGTAACGGGTACGCCCCTGCATGACGGCCATGCGGTGGAAGTCCTAAAGCATGTCAAGGCCCGGTATCCGGTCCATGTGGCGACGAGGCCGGAGCAGATATTTCTGCGCCAGGGCAACTTTATTTCAAACGTAGACCCGGATGATTGGATTGCGGACGCTCACGATGCCATCATTTCCTTTGTGCCAACCCCCACAAAGCAATTCTTCAACGTCGGCAGCATCGAACATTCAGACCAGGGGATCGCCGGTGCCATGGCGCCTATGTTTGCCGGCTTCGGGGCCGCGGCAGCCGATTATGATTGCCCGCATATCCTGATCGGACATTTCCAGACCAAGGGCGCCCGCGTGTCGAACGGCCAAACGCTGATCGGGCGCGATATCGAAATATCGAGGGACCACCTTTCCTTGGCGAACGCCGATTTGATTTGCCTCGCACATATTCACATGGCCCAGGAATTCATGCCGGGCGGGTTCTTTTGCGGGTCTGTTTACCGCGAAAACCACGGTGAGACCGAGGCGAAGGGGTTTTATGTTCACCACCTGGGATGGGCAGACGAGGGTCGATATTCTGTCATGTCCGATTTTATCGAAACGCCGGCAAAGAAGCTGTTTAGCGAAAAGATCAGCCTGGTTGATGGCACCGACTCGATCACGCTGAAATCTGTGCCGCTGGATGAAATCGAGGGCGCCTCGGTCAAAATCGATGTGGAGGTCTGGCAGGACGAGGCCGATTCGGTCGACCTGGAAGACGTCAAGCAACACTATTTGGCCGAGGGTGCCGAATCGGTCACGGTCAACCTGGTCCGGAAACCGCGTGAAAACGTCCGATCCCAAAAGATCATGGAGCTGCAAAGTCTGAGGGATAAGGTCCGGGAGCGGGCTCTTTTAAACCGGGAAGAGGTATCAGAAGATATTTTGACGATGTGCGATCGCCTGGAAAGCGAGAGCCCCGAAGATATCATCAAGGCGGTTGCGGCAGGCTAAGAACCCGAGCGCCTTTAATGGCGGGGAGCCTGGACTGACTTGGCACATGAAGGATGCTCCCGGGATATTGCCAAGCGTTGCCTGCACGGAAAAAGGCTGACAGCCGGAAAAATAGCGGCCTAACCCGCCACCACGGAGAGCGTGGCCCCGGACGAGGGTAACCGGGACACAAAATAGAAAAGGAGGAAGACCATGAAAAATGAATCGGTAAGGCTCAAGGGGTTCATTGGAATAAAAAAAGGTCTCGGGCTGGATGAAATCAGCCTGGACCTTTCGGGTATCGGGGGCTTGGTGGCGTTCGCCGGGCCTAACGGTCATGGAAAGTCGACCGTCTTAGACAATCTTCATCCATACGCGATGTTAGGCAGCCGGGACGGCGCGATTCAACACCATACGTTTTTGCGGGATTCGGAGAAGGAATATTGCTTTCGGTATAACGGGGACCACTACCGAACGCTGTTAAAGATCGACTCCCAATCCGAGCGCGTCGAGGGGTTCATATACAAAAATCACGATACGGGATCCCTGGTAAAAGGAAAAATCAGCGAATACAAGGCCTATATGGCGGAGCTGTTTGGATCGGCGAACCTTTTCTTTAACAGCGTCTTTTGCCCCCAGGGGTCGGACAAGATCAGCGATATGACGACCGGGGATCTGAAAAAACTGTTCAGCGAGTTTTTGCGCCTCCACCGGCTGGTTGGTTTTGAAGACACAACAAAGCAGTGCGCCAATATCCGGGGCGGGCAGATTGAAAAGGTTCTCCAGGAGATTGAGGCCAAAAGAGCAATGGTTTCAGACCGGAAGGACGCTGCGGAGCAATTATTACGGTCGCAACAATACCTTCAGGCGGCCGAGCTAAAGCTCGAAAAATTGGGATCCAGCATCGCCGATGCACAATTGAAACTTGAGACCGAGGGCGAAAAGGTCGCCAAGAACACCGTGGCGCGTGAGCGGATCGTGGACGTCGAGAGCGACCTGTCACGGATTAAAAAGGAGATCGAGGCCCAGGAAACAGCGGCGGAGCAGGAGCTTACAGATTTACGGCAAAAAGTAACAAAAATTAAGGATTCGATTACAGAATATAACGATTTGCTAACAAATGAGCCTGAAATCAGACAGGCGGCCGAAAAGGAGAAGGAGCTGGCCGTCCAGGTTGAAACATCGAACACCGACATGCTGAAAGCCTGGGAAGGCTATTCGGCGGCAAAAGAGCGCCTGCAGGCCAAGGAAAAAGAGCGGGACGATGTTTTAGCCCGAGCCAAAACCGTCAAGAACGATCTTCAGGCAAAAGAGCTTCAACACCAGATCAAGACCGCCGAGGAAAAAATGGCCGATCTTGAGAAAAAGGATCCGGCCTGCACGTCAACAACATGCTCTTTTATTGTTGGCGCCCTTCTGGCACAGAAAGCTCTCCCGGAAATTAAAACCCACCTGGCAGAATTAAACGAGATTGCCGCAAAGGTGCTATCGCAATGCGAAACTACCTTACGATCGATTGAAGCCGAAATTAAGTCGTTTAGGCCGGCTGCAGACGCAAAAAAGAAGGAATACGATGACCTGAAAGCCAGATTGGGAGAGCTGCAAAAAGCCCACAAGGCCCAAAAAGACCTGGCCGCGGAACTTCCCAGGGTCGAGGTTGCGGCGGCGAAAAAGGAAGAGCTCGAAAAACAGCATGCCGAGCTGATGCAAAAAGGCATATCGAAAAAAGAGGCGATGGCGGCAGCCGCAAAAATGAACGCAACCCGGGTAAAAAACCTTGAAGCCAAAATCGCCGACATTCGATCGACCATCGATCATGCTGCGGAGGTTGCTGTCTCCGAGACAAAAGAAACGATCGGAGACTTCAAGCAGCAAATAACAACCGCCGAAATCGAGGCCGGCCGGTTGAAGTCTGTAATCTCTGCGTTCGAAAGGGACGTGCTTGAATTGCAGGAGGCCGAAAAGGCTTTGGCAGAGTTGGAAATAGAACAAAAGCGACTTTCAAAAGAGCGAGGCGTGTTTGCCTACATCAAAGACGCCTGTTCAAAAGATGGTCTCCGTGCCCTGGAGATCGATGCTGTCACGCCGGCGATCAACGAATATGCAAACGAGCTCCTGCGCAAAGCGGAGTGGAATGAAATGGTCAAGCTGATCACCCAGGATCCGAATGGCAGGGAAATACTCGACCTGTTGATCATTGACCGGGACGGCGAAGAAACCCTGCTTTCAAACCGGAGCGGCGGGGAAAAGGTTTGGCCGCTGAAAACGATACGGCTTGCCATGGCGCGAATCAACAACGAGAGATCGGGCCGGAATTTTAGAACGCTTTTGGCCGATGAAGAGGACGGGCCGCTAAGCACGGAGAATGCGCTGCGCTTTGTTTCTCTTTACCGATCGATCATAACGCCGCACCCGGAATCAGGGATCAAGACCTTCGACGATTGCTATTATATCAGCCACAAAGAGGCATGTGTGGCCATGGCCGACCACGTGTTGACGTTTAAGAGGGGAGGGGTGGAGGTTAATTAAACAAACCCGAAGGGGCCTGGTTGCTGCAGAAGCCGGGTCCCGCCGTGATGGTGGGGAGGCGGTCAAAGTTGGCCGCCTCTGCCCACGTAGAAAGGAGAAACCATGGAAAAAATACAAATATCAGCAAAGGTTTTAGGATCGATGGCGTTGGCGGATTTTTGCCCGCGCTGCTTTTGGATAAAACTTCACGTCAAAAAACTGCCCTGGCAGATATTCCCGGGGATATTCAGTTCGATCGATGCTTACACAAAAAAAGTCGTTCACCATTGGATTGACCAGAATGCCGGCGTTCCATTCCTGAAAGAATATGCCGTTGTGGGCTATGAGAAGGTCCCGCACTGGTCAAAATTCAGGACTGAGACCGAGCATGGAATAATCCTCACCGGTGTTCCTGATGATATTTGGACGACCAAGAGCAGCAGTTTTGTCGTTCCCGATTATAAGACGGCCAAATTCACCGCGAACCAGGATAAGCTCCTTCCGATGTATCGAATTCAGCTCAACGGGTATGCGCGGATCGCGGAGGCGACGGGGATCGTTCCGGTAGTGGCCCTCCCTCTGATTTATATGGAGCCGCAAACCGAAACCGGCGATGCCGCCTGGGGGGCTGTTAAAAACACCAAATTCTCCATGGCCTTTGAGCCGAAGGTTTTGCCGGTGGCTTATGACCCGGAGGTCCTTGATCCTTTGTTAAAAAGGGCGCGGGATATTTACGATGGCGGGGTACCGGACGAGCGCGAGGGGTGTGAGGATTGTAAGGCGTTTGACAATATCGAAGACGTCTATCTCGCGGGATTGCAGTACGCGACCGGGTAAAAATCAATTCATCAAGAATGAAGATTTGAGGAAGGATAATCATGGAAGAATCAAAAGAAGTTATGCAAAGCAAGGTGGATGCCTTCAACAAAAGAAACCCGGTTGGAACGCCCGTAACCGTTGTGAAGGATTTGGGCGAACAGTTTGAAACCAAAGTAAAATATCCGGCTCAAATATTGTCGGGACATACGGCGGTTGTTTGGGTTGAGGGTATATCGGGCTGCTATCTTCTTGATCGGGTATTATGAAACGCAAACACCAGACAGAAACTGAAATAATCATCGACGCGATCATCGCCGGCGCTCCGATCCGGAAGATAATCGTGCATGTAACGACCGGTGGCGGCAAATCCGCCCTCCCGATCATCGCCGGCAAGCTGATCAAGGCCGGCTTTGCGGATGCGCTTTGTTGGGTCGTGCCCCGCAAAACCCTCCAGCACCAGGGCGAGGGGAATTTTGTCGATCCCTTCTTCGGGCAAATGTTCCAACACTCAATGCGAATCCGGAGCAGCACGAACGATGCTGACCCTTGCAGGGGCCTCTCCGGATTCGCCACAACCTACCAGGCGATCGGAGTCGATACCTCCAGGAGCGTCCTTTTCGAGTTCCACCGGCGCCGGTTCATTTTGGTTTTGGATGAATTCCATCATGTCGAGGAAGACGGGATCTGGCACAGGGCGCTAAGACCGCTGGTCGAGAGGGCTGCTTTCATCGTCTTAATGACCGGTACGGTCGAGCGCGGTGATGGAAAGCAGATCGCCTACCTTCCTTATATAAATGCCGGCAGCGGCCAGGTGCCCTACCTGAAATCAGACCGGGAGACGGCTATCGTTCAATACGGCCGCACGGACGCCCTGGCGGAAAAGGCCATCATACCGCTCAAATTTTATCTTTCAGACGGTTCGGCCGAATGGATCGACAAAGACGGTAAACACCGGCGCGTCGAGAGTATCGCCACCGCGGACCGGGATCTCGCCGGCCAGGCCGTTTACACCGTCGTATCATCCGAATTCGCCGACGAGCTGCTAAAAAAGAGCCTCAAACACTGGCAAACCTTCAAATCGGCCCGTCCTCGGTCCAAAATGCTGGTAGTGACCGCTGACATAGGAGGGGCCTCGAACGTCATACAGTGGCTTGAAGAGCGCGGGTACAATGCTGAAATCGCCACAAGCCACGACCCGGATCAGGCCGAAACGGCGATCAGGGCCTTTAAGGCGGGCCGCGTCGACATCCTGGTGACGATCGCAATGGCTTATGAGGGGCTTGATGTTCCGGAAATAACCCATATTTGCTGTTTGACCAATTACCGGTCGCGGCCATGGATCGAACAGATGGTCGGAAGGGCGGTGCGGGTTGACCGCCTGGCCGGCCCATACGAGACGCAGGCCGCGTATATTTTCGCGCCTGACGATGTTTTGATGCGCGAGATCGTTCAATCGATCCGACGCGAACAGCTCCCCTTTATCGCCTACCAGGGCGAACAGCTCGGGCTTTTTGGGGGAGGCAACGGAGATGCCGAAGGCGCCGGTCTGAAAATACAGCCGCTTGGGTCGATGTTGACCGGCGACCGTGAAATCGACCTCGGCGCCGG